AGATCTGGTGTTATATATCACGCTTATAATCTATTTCCACGCGTTATACCTACAGTTGATATTGCTCCTCTAAATGAGGACTCTACTCAGGTTCTTTTAGCGAAGAAATATGAGGAAGATAAGTTTAGATTTATAGGTGGGTTCGTATTACCAAGTGATTCAAGTATTACAACATCACTTAGAAGAGTTTACTATAAAGAAACAGGTGGAAACTCTGAACCCAATGATTTCAAGTTCTTGGATCAAGTTAAGATAGAAGACTGGAGATACAGGGGAGAGGACGATAAAGTAATGACTTCATTCTATACTTGTAAAAGATCTTGGGGTTCAATAACTCCTTCTGATGATATTATGGAGTTAAAATGGGTGGATATTGATGAGAAGTGGATGAAAGATAATATGGTAGAAGAACATTCAACTTTAATTGATATTTTATTCAGTTTTCTTAAATAAAAAATAAAAATAAACAAAATTGTTGTACCTTTGTATAAGTAAAGAAGCGGGGGTGTTGTAATGGTAGCCAAGAGGGACTTAAAATCCCTTGTTCTGAAAGAACGTGTGGGTTCGAGTCCCACCCTCCGCACAAATCAAATCATAATACTATGAGCAATAACATTTGTACCATGAGTGATAGTTATAAAGCTACTCACTGGAAACAATATCCTAAAGGAACCACAAAAGTTTATTCTTATCTTGAGTCTCGTGGTGGTAAGTTCAACAATACACTTTTCTATGGTCTTCAATATTTTATCAAAAAGTATCTTGCCGGTCAAGTAGTAACCGAAGACAAAATACAAAGAGCTAAAAAATTATGGGATGCTCACCTCGGACCTGGTCTTTTCAACGAAGCTGGTTGGAGACATATCCTCACCGTACATGGTGGTAAACTCCCTATAAAAATTAAAGCTGTTCCAGAAGGACTAAACATACCAGTAAAAAATGTCTTAATGACCGTTGAGAATACTGATGACCAAGTTCCTTGGTTAACAAACTATATTGAAACCTTACTTTTACAAGTATGGTACCCGACTACCGTCTCTACTTTATCAAGAGAAATTAAGAAAGTACTCATCAAGTATCTTCAAAAGACTACTTCTTATACAAAAGAAGAAATAAAGGGTATAGTCAACTTTATGTTACACGACTTTGGTTATCGTGGTGTATCTTCTGTTGAAAGTGCTGGTCTTGGTGGTTCAGCTCATATCATCAACTTTATGGGTACTGATACTGTTGCAGCTATTGAAATGGCTCAAGAGTTTTATAATACCAATAACATCTTAGCCTTCTCTATCCCAGCTTCTGAACACTCTACGATTACATCTTGGGGTGAACCTAATGAAGTAAAAGCAATGGAGAATATGTTGGATCAATATCCTACAGGTCTTGTAGCTTGTGTATCTGACTCATTTGATATCATCAAAGCTTGTGGTATGTATTGGGGTGGAGTTCTTAGAACTAAAATCCTTCAAAGGGATGGTAGACTTGTAGTTCGTCCTGACAGTGGAGACCCAGTTCAAACATTGAAACAAGTATTTAATATTCTTTGGAATCGTTTCGGTGGTACTACCAACGAAAAAGGTTTCAAGGTACTTGACCCACACATTCGTGTAATACAAGGTGATGGGGTTAACTATGAGTCAATCATAGAAATATTGGATATGATGGTTAATGAAGGATTCTCTGTTGAGAACATTGCATTCGGTATGGGTGGAGCACTCTTACAGAAGGTAGATAGGGATACTCAGAAGTTCGCCTTCAAGTGTTCAAGTATCATAATCAATGGAGAAGAAGCTGACGTTCAGAAGAACCCTATTGAGATTGATGCTAACGGTCAGAGAGTTCAAAGTTTCAAGAAATCAAAAGCTGGTCGATTGAAACTTATGAAGGATACTGAGGGTAACTTCTACACACAAGAACATTCCCACGACGAGGAAGGGGATTGTTTAATCACTGTATTCTTAAATGGTGACATTCTTAAAGAATGGACGTTTGAGGAAATCCGTGAAAGAGCAGAACTCGACTTCTAAAAAAGAGACCTTCGGGTCTCTTTTTTGTTTTAAAACAAATCATAGTTGAGAACATAAAAGAGATATGGCAACTAAACTATCCTTAAAATTTAATAAATCGAAGTTTTCCGATCTTGTAGATAAGTTACAAGACCTAACCTCTATTGAAGACGTTATCAAACTTAAAATACAAAAAGATACCACTCTTATCTACACAATGTTAAGTAGTGAAACACAAGTATTAGCTCTTAAAAGTTATCTAATAAATACATCAGATTATATTGAAAACTTTAATGAAGACACCACATTTGACTTTATTATTACCTCAGCTCCAAGATTTGTAAAGAATCTAAAATTCTTTACAAGTGATAACCCAATCAAAATGGATATTATTTACAAACCTCAACCAGAAGATGAAGAAACAATGCACGTTAGATCAGCTCAGTTTACGAATGGTAAGTTGAAAATTTCGTGTGTAGGTGGTGAGGAGTATAAGATTAAGGATATTAAAAAAGAACTCTTAAATCAAAGATTAAATATCAAGAACTCTAAATGGGATTTCAAGATATCCCAATCCGATTTTAACGATGTTAAAAAACTTTGTTCTATTAATAATGAAGAAAGGATTTTAAACATATCAGTAACAGATGGTTTAGTTACTATGAATGAATCTGCTAAATGGGAGTTAGAAATAGACACAATCACTCCAATGAATACCAATCTAATCTTTGGTAAGAAATACCTATCAAATATAAATGATGGAGACTTTATTCAGTTTTATGTATTTGAAACCTTTATCTTAGTTAAAGATGATATATCAAATTTGATGCTTAGCTTTGAGACAAACTTTGATGATTAATCACTTCTTTTATTTCCTTTAGAAATATTTTCCCTCCAGAAAAGCGGTTGAAAATTAGTATAATGGTTCAATTTATATATATCTTCCTCAGTCTCAGCCCAACTGATTGGGGTTTTATGGTCTAATTGCCAATAAGTAGCATAGTTCTCCCAACACATCTCCTCCGTGAATTGCGACTCAATATAAACTTTAAACTCCTCAAAAGAGCAACCTAATATCTGTACTGTCTTTTTTGATTTTTGTGTATATCGAGATTTAAAAGATTGTGATATTAGTGTTCTTATAGAACAAGTAAGTCTATATAAAGGATTATTTTTCTTTTTATTTCTAACATACTCCCTGTTTAATGAATTGAAATATTCTTTCTTCTCATTCCTCTTTTTCCTTCTTCTTTCATTTACAAATTCTTTGTTATCTTTATTATAGTCACTAATTCTTTTTTTCACCCTTTCTTTATTATTCTGATACCATATTTTCTTTTTTTCACTAATATCTTTTTTATTTTGATCCCTATAGTTTCTATGGTAATCTTCATCATATTTCTCAGAATTATATTTACTTTTATATTCTTTTATTTTTTCTAAATTTTCATCATAATAACTTCTCACCCTTTCTTTAATAATATCCTTGTTTTTTTGATAATATTTTTTTCTGTATTCTTTAATACATGATTTACATTTTTTACCTCTTTTTGGAAATTCAGATATTTCTTTCTCAACCAAGCAGAAATTACATCTCACCATAATATTCTTTTTTATTTATATATTAAATATAATGTCTTTCGAGCAAGATTTGTCCTAAGATGTTTCAGAAATTAAATTGGATTATATAGTTTAATATATACCTTTGATGAAACACCTTAAACATTTTGAAGCTGTGCATTACGGGGATAAACATTTTGGTCAACTAATCAAGGATTACTTTCCTTGGTATAACTATACTCGTTCACTTAACAATTTACCAGAAGTAAATAAGTTAATGAATGATACATTCCGCAACTCTCTACCCGAAGATTTAATCAATTTGACTTTCCTATGGGGAGATCAAAATAATGGATATTATCATGTAATAATGGGTAGAACTCGATCATTTTATCAAACTGATAGTTTATTGATTGATCCTCAGGAACATGAAGCTATAGTTTCACTATACTCTCACCACTCCGAAGGAGATAGTTATCATACAAGAACTGAACATGAAGTTGATGATTGGGATGATGTTGAGAAGTTGAGACTTATGCACACTCTTGGTAGAAAGACTTTAGCTGAGAAATATTGGAATGTAAAATCACAAATACTAGAGTTATTTGATTATCTTCTCTATGAAATAGAAGACAATGACTCTAACCCAAATGATATTTATATCTCTGATTTCAAATACTTAATGGATAAAGAAGGTATATCTCCCGATTATATATCAAATCCAAGAAATGTAACTGATGAAGATGTTTACCTTTTTGTTAAGGATTATCAAGGTAGTGAGAATTTCTTTCATTCATTAGGATCTTATTTACAAAAAAATGGTAAACTAACGGAACGTCAAATAGACGCTTGTAGAAAAACAGTTTCACAAGATTTTGTCAAAAATAAAATGGCAAATAAAATAGGAATGGTATTTAGGTATGCTAATCCTAACATGCCTACTATCCTAAGACTTAAAAGTAAAGGATACTTCGTATTGGATATTGAAGGTTTAATAATCGTTTATAAATAAAATAATATATGGAAAATGTACTTAATTTTGAGGACTTCGTAAACGAATCCTATAACAAACCAAGAAAGGGAATGAAAAGACGTTGGAGCGTCAAATATAAGAAATCTATTAACTGCTCTAATCCAAAAGGATTTTCCCAGAAAAATTACTGTAGAAGAAAAAAGAGAGGTGGTGGGTATAAGTCTTAAACTACTTTATGAAATCCTCAAATTTTATCACCGATTCTTTTAACATCATATCAAACTCCTTATCAAAATCTTTTGGATCCTGTTTATATCCTGATTTAGATTCATCTAATGCATCCTCCGTCCATTGATAAGACCAAAATAAACTATCCGGTATTTTGAACCCAAAGAAGGTTAAAACCTTCTTTTCTAGTTTAATAGCTTCCACACCATTCCAGTTATGACCAACTGATACAACACCTACTTCTATATCTTCAATTATATTCTTCTCACCCAGAGTTGCCCATCTGTTTTCAAGCCAAGTTAATCTCTCAACCAATTTTGAATAAACAGCATTCATCTTACCCCATCTTATAGACCCAAAAAATATGACTGTGTCAGATGTTAATAACTCATTTACTACTTTATATAACTCATCATCACTATTATTAAATGAAGCCCAACACCTTAATTCACCGGTTTTATCCTTAACACTTTTCAATAAAGCTTCCTTTACACCACATCCATTACCACTCCTACCACTAACATTACCCTCACATTGATGAATGTTTAACTTAGATACATCTATAATAGTAACAACACTTTTACCCAACTCTTCTTGCATCTTATAAGCAAGAGCCGATGATTTAGGAATCTCATCATGACCATCCCATCTATTTGAAGTTAAAAGAAAAAGTATTTTTTCTTTTCCTCTAAGGTGACTTATCGTTTTATCGTATTTAATTTTAGACATTACTTAACTAATTTTTTATCTTCTAGGAACTTCATTAGACCTTCCCACTGGTCACATTTGTAATAATCAAATCTACTTCCAACAGATTGGTACTTTTGCTCACACACATACCACCACTCATCCTTAACCTTATTAAAGAAATAAACTTTATCCGAGAAGCCTGAAGAAATGTGGTCTCCAAATCCAACTTCTATACAAGTATTATTAAATAATAGAGAAAGATAATTTTTATCAACTATGTTATCCTCAAAAAAATAATACTCCTTATCAGTTATCTTCTCAAGACTTTCATATTCTCTAGTTAATAAGTTTCTTCTATCTTTAGACGTTTTTTCATCATATTCATCTATACCAATCTCTTGATAAAAATCCTCTCTATTAAACGCCTCGTATAACTTTAAATATAACATATAAGTGTATATATTAAATCTCAAAATCAATCATATCACGCTTAGCAGAGTTTATACATCTCTTGGTTATACACAAATTAGATATGTCCGCAATCTCCGAAGCCGGTATATTATTTTTGAAACCATAATAAACAGATCTTTTATGATCTATAGTTGGGTATCCATTAGATATTGGAGAATCATTAATATAACATTTTATATACTCACCATCATAATAATCTTTACCATCCCAATTTTCATACAGTACCTTACTTGATTTTCTTGTTAGTCTTCTTACCTCATTCTTGTAAATTCTAAAAGAAATTCTATTTATCTCAGTATATCTATCCTCTGACTTCTCCACATCAACAATACTACATTTACCTACTTTACATTTCTTACAAGTATAGATACCATCTCTCTTTTTATTTGAAATATACTTGTTAAATTGTATGTTAACTACACTCCCACAGACTTCACATATTGGATCTACCCTTACATGAGATACACTTGGTAAGTCTAAAACATTTATTTTTAGTTTGTTATTTATTATAGCATTGTACCCCAATTTTAGGTAGTGAGTTACGTTTCTATATGAAATATTTATTTCAATGGATTCGTTTAAGAACCCCCCATCATTTTTGTTAATCTCGATCTTTGATATAAAATCATTTTCCTCTTTTCTATCTCTATCCGATCTTTTGTAGATTTTTTCAGAACTTTTACAGTTTTTGGAGCAGTATTTTTTACAAGTCCGACCAACAACCACATTATTACACTTTCTATAATTACATATTCTCATATGGTATATATAAAAAACAAAAGCTCCTGTTTTATACCCCACTAACTTTTTATCTATATTTTAGTATAAATAAAAAAGAAAAATATTTCATGACAAGGGAACAAAAGTTAGAAAAACTTGAGTCACTAAAAAACCAAGCGAGCGAGCTGAAGAGGGAAGTAGACTACTACAATTCCTTACAGCTCGCTCTTTTTGAACCCCCTCTGATTACTCAGAGGGGGTAAATGACTAAAATTAGTATTAAATGGGAGTTACGGAGCATTCGCTACGAGTTATTTCATCCTGTTTAACAATCATGTAGCGGGAACAATTACGGCACAAGGTCGTACACTTACACAAACTATGCACAAGGTTAATGAGGACTATTGGTATAACCAATGGCACCTTGATACCGAGTTGCACCAAAAAATGAATCTTAAAAACGTTACTCCAATTCAACGTGGTGAGGAAGTTAGTATTTATGCTGATACCGACTCATTATTCGTATCGTTTAAACCAGCGATGGATCACTGTGAATGGAAACATGCTTATTCTACAGAGTTAGAGTTTATACATGAGTTAGACAAACAACGTTATGCTGGATACTTCAAGAAGTGTCTTGAGGAACACGCAGATGAATATGGTGTTGATAACAAGCAGGATTTTGAGCTTGAACGTATATCAGAATCAATCATCAACATTGCTAAGAAGAAATATATTCAACATATCGTATTTGAGGACGGCATTCCATATGACCGTTTAACTTATATGTATCCTAAAGGAGTTGAACTTGTTCGATCTTCTACACCTCTTTTTGCAAGGGATAAGATTGTGGGTATTGTTAAATACTTATTTTCTAATCCGGACACGTTTAACATTAGGGAGTTATTAAAGCTAGTTAAGAACTTGAAGAAAGAATTTGATCTATGTGTACCAGATAAGATTGACGAGATCTGTATGCAGTCTTCTGTTAATAAGTATGAAGAAAAAGTACTTCAAGATACACCGACTATAATAACGGTTCCCGGAGCTCACTTCTCTGTTAAGTCTGCAGCTTATCATAATAACTTATTACATAAGAATAAAGCTTTACAGTCTAAGTATGAGTTTATTAAATCGGGTACAAAGATTAAGTATTATTACTGTAAGGATACTTCTATAAATGAGGTTTTTGCTTATACTCGTGGTTCTTATCCGATTGAGTTCGCGCCTCAGATAGACCTATCGACCCAGTTTGAGAAATGTATCTTATCACCTATTAACTCGATTATAGCACCACTTGGACTTCCGGAGATTACTAAAAGGTTGAGTGTTGTTATGGATATTTTTGGTAGTGGATTTTAATATAAAGCATTTAAAAATCTTAATATATACCCTTAATGAAAAGATGGACGGAATTTCTTAACGAAAACTTATTTACACCGGTTAGTCAACCGGATAGGGATTTGTTATATAGAAAGATTAACGAACTTAAAAGATGGTTGCATTTACCAGAGGGTTTAGATTTAAGAAATGTGATAGATAAGATATTCAGAGAATATGGATATGTGAATCAACTTACTCCAGAAGAGATAGAACAATTTGGTAAAGGGTTGGAATCTCTTAAGCTTACTGATATGTCTAACAGTTATATCACTTGGAAGTTAAATCAAGCAATGCCGTATGGTATTGAGAAGTTGACTTTAGTTAGAGATGCTAATGGAGATTGGGATTTTTTAAATAAGTTAAATACTAACTATACCGCACTCGCTGAGTTATTAACTGAATTAATAATGAGGGGTATAGAGTATAATAAAGAAAAGGGGATGGTAATCTATGAAAAGGTGATTGCTAATCCACAAGAAGGATTGATGGGTATTAAGAAATACTTAGAAAGACTTATAGTTTTATATTTTATTGAAAGAGGTAAAGGATTGGATGATTTCCGAATGTTTACTTTAAAGATAAAAGAACTATCAAAACTAGGTGAGGAAGCTGAGGAAACGATAGCTGAGTTACTCAGAGAGAATGGATTTGAGGTTGTTTACCAAGGTGGTAATGGAGACTTTATTGATATGATTTTTGGATGTGATATGATAGTAAAACATGAAAAGTGGGGTTATAAATCTGTTCAGGTTAAGAATAAGTTTCCTGGATGGAAGTCATTATCCCATTATAAAGTAGACTGGCTGGGACTTGCTTATCCTAATATTGAGTTAATTGATTTTAAGACGCAACAACCGGTTCGTCTATAAATTTTTTAACCATTTAAATGATCAAAAATGACGAACTTTATCCTCTCTATATTGCTTATTTAGAGAGAAAAAATTTAAGTAAAGGAGCTCTGAGTTTATCAAAAATATCAGAGCAACTATTCTCCGAGTTTAAGGAGAAGTATATAAACTCACCTGGTTTTAGGGACAAACAAGATAAACTTTATCTAAACGTATCAAGGGATATAAAACTTGACTCTATATTAGAGGATGATTTTGATAAGTTTATGAATGATTTATGAGTTTCATAATAAAATATATACCATTATGAAACATATTCTTTCTATAAATGAGTTATACAAAAGTACTTATATTAGTGCAGCTAATAAGATTAGCAAGAGTCAGGATTCAAGAAGATCCAGACTTAAAAGACATGCTGATTTAAAGGGTATTAACGAACCTATCGATAGAGAGTTCCACTATAGATTTACCTTTGATAAGGTAAAATTCCCACCTGATTTATATTACATGGTAAATCCAAAAGGATTTAACCAAGAAGAATTAAAGAAAATGGGTCCTTTTGCACCCAATCCACCTTATTTTTTCATAACTGATTTTAAATATGACAGGGATCAAGAATTTGGTGGTCATTTTGATCCAAAAGGATGGTCAGTTGTTCTAAAAGTAAATTTCAAGTCCAATTATGGTGATGTAATAGAAACAAGTTGCCGTCTTGATCTAGATAAAGATGGTAAGACATGTCATCCTAGACTTTTTGTAAAATATGGGGATAATGATTCGAGAGGATTTTATTTTAGTAACAGAAAAGATGCTAATATGTTTAAGAAATTCCTAATTAAAGAAGTCTTACCAGAATTAGAAAGTCAAAAGATAATAGCTATAAAGAGTGAATACTTAATAAATAATTTTAGCGAAACTACTTATAAAGATAATGGAAAAGATAAACCTGTTATTAAACTAGTAAACGGGGATCCAACAAGATGTTATATACCACTTCATTATATAAATAATATATCAATAAACGAAATATATGAAGAAGAATAATATGATACATATTAAAACATTTGAAAGTTATAATAGCCGATTAGATGATATATTAGATAAGATTAATAAGTCTGGTAAATCGTCCCTAACTCAATCAGAGTTAGAGTATTTAAATGCTTATTCTACTGATGATTTTGGCAAGATGGATTATATTAACAAGATAGAAGGTCAAAGAAATTTTAACTCTTCTGATGGTTACTTTAGATTTAAGTATGAATATACAGAGGATTATGGTGATGAAGTTTTTTACTATGGTATTTTATATGTTCCTGATTTAGAGTGGCCAAATGGTAAAAGAATAACTGGAGAGCTTGAGGGATATATAGCTGTGTATCCTAGTAAGCAAATAGCTCCGGTATTTGAAAAGGATGGATATGATGTATTAGAATTTTGTAATGGACTAGAATATGAACTAGACTCATTTTTAGAATATGTAATAGATACTATAGAAGATGAAAAAATGGGTTCTGATATTTAATATATAGAAATATAAAAATAATGATTTAATATGAAAATTAATCGTTTTGATCAATTTGTAAAGAATAGAATCAATGAAGATGTTGAAGCTATTGAGACTCCAGAAGAGTTTGAAAACGAAGAAGGTATTGAACGTACTGAAGAGATGGAAGAAGAGGATGACTCTAATCTTATCGATGAAGTAGATCAAGACTTAAATGACGATATAGAAGATAATGAGTTTGATGAAGAACCAGAAGATGATTTTGGTTCAGAAGAAACTATGGGACAAAGACCAAGAACTGTAAAGTCTTATAATGACTTTGAGGGAGATGACGAGTTCAATGATGAAGAAGATGAATTCCCAGGTGGCGAATGGTCTGAAGATACCGAAAATAGAGAACCAGATGAGGACTATATGTTCCATGAAGGTGGTGAAGAAGAAGAAGAGGGAGAAGAAGAATCTGGCGAATATAAAGGTGAAGTTGAAATGAAAAGACTCGCTGATATTTTAGGTACAGAAGTTGTAAACAACCAAATCGAATTCGAAGGAAAGAAAATCAACTACTATTCTGAAACTGAAAAGTTCCACGTTGGTAAGAAGAAATTTGAAACACCTGAAGAAGTTATCGATTACTTAGAATCTGGTAGTGAAGGCACTCCTATGATGGGTGAAGAAACTCCAATGCCTCATGAAGAAGAGGAAGAAATGGGTAGTGGTCACGAAGAGGAAATGCGTCATGAAGAAGAGGAAATGCCAAATGATATGGCTATGGAATCTAGAAGATTTATAAGAAGAAGATTTAAATAATTTTTGTATATTTGTAATATGAACATTAAAAGATTTAACGAAGATATAGATGATAACGGTGGTCGTAAGGAAATGACTATAAGAGTAAAAAACTTAATAGAATACCTTAGTCAAATTGATCCCGAAACCCCTGTTTATTTAGATAAAGATGGTTGGGATTATGATGTTACAAATGCTAAAAACGAAGTGGATGTGATAGATCAAATAGGACTATTTGGTAGATATAAAGACTATTTATACATATTTAACTAAAATGAGAAACTTAATTTCATTTAATGAATCAAAAGAAACCCTACAAGGTTTCTTTTTTGATAAGTTGGACTGGAACTTTTTAGAGGAGTTTCTATCCTATGCTACCGATTTAGAAGATTCTGGTAATAAAGTATCTATTAGATGCGTTGTTAGTGGGAGTATTGGTAAATCATTTAAACATAGTAGGTATATTGTTATTTGGTCATATTCAACACAAGACCATCTCGTAAATGATATAAGACAAGAAGGAGAGTTCAATCCCCATATTGACGAAACAAGTCTATTAAACTGGACTAAAAAGTCTTATAATGATTTTGGATTATATTATTTAATATTCACAGAGCCAAAGGGTCGTAAGGAATATCATGAGGGTGAATCCGATGAAGAATACTTATTAGCTAGAAATAAAGAAGAAAAATTAATACTTAATATTCTCAATAAGTTAAAGTCTAAATATAAAATACAACATTTACCCAAAATAACTGATGAAGAACTTATAAAAGTAAAACCTCTCATTTGAGAGGTTTTTTACTTTAGTCAAGTGGTGGTTCTTCATCAGTTGGTGGTTTACTAGGAGGATTTTGAGCTGGTGGATTTTGAGCTGCAGCTGCAACAATAGTTGGTGTAGAATCATCTGAGTTTTTAGATGACATAACCTTTTTTAACCCCATTAAAGAAGCACCAATCAGAACAAATGTTATAGATTGTGTTATGATGTCAATGGATTTACTAATCCACATCTTATCAATACAACCTAAAAGAAAACATAATGTACCTACCATACATATAATAATCCCAGTAAACGATGTACCTGACGTTTTTCCATTTTGGTCACTGAATAACTCAGCCCAAGAGAATTCTCCATGATTAGAAATCTTTTCCATAAACAAAACTTATTTTTATTTATATATTAAGTATGAAAATAGAAAAAGGGAAAGAAAAATATATACTTTAATGAGAGATTTAAGAATACTAAAGTCCCTACAAAAATCTAGACACGAACATTTTTTATCAGTTGATTTCGAATTTTATAAAAGATGGAAATACATTATCAAATTAATCTTATTTTTTAATAAGAAATATATTCCTTGTGAGATTTTTCGTAGAAAATATAAATACCAAAGAAACTTTGTAGTCGTTGGACTAAAATACTCTGGTAAAAATGTAAAACGCAGAACGTCCGGTTTTGCAAAAGAGTTCGTACAAAATCACGACAACCCAAAGTGTATCTATTGTGAGTCAAAACTCAATATGGAGAACGCAACCTCAGACCACATCGTACCTATATCCTCCGGTGGAAATAATTGCCAAGTAAATATAATTGTTTGTTGTAAAGCTTGTAATAATGAAAGAGGGAACATGGAGTTTAATGAGTATCTCAAAAGAAAGAATCCAAAATATAAAGACGTAAAATATCCATTTATATGATTTACTATGACCAAAAAATTGATAAGACATTTGATATCATTTCATATACATTTACTAATCAGTCCCGGATTGAACTTACTGTTACCTTTCATGATTCTGACTCAAGATACTTAGATGAATGGTTTCGTGATATTTACAACAGCGATGGATCATGGATTAAACCATCTGAATATAAAAGAGAACTGTATATAATTGATAAAATTGATATCCATCTAATAGGGTGTTTTATAACAAACATAAGTTATAAACCTAATAGTACATGTGTTGTAAATATAAGTTCAGACTATTATAATAGTGGGATTGATTTATCCTCCGTTAGACATATACACAGAGACAAAAAAATAGACCAAATCTTAAACTGATTTGGTCTTCTCTTTCCATTTTCTTTTTTCCTTTTTAGGAATCCATCTTATATCCATTATATCCTTAGTAAAGAAATCTTGTAGTCCTAGCTTCTTATACGGATTACTTACCAACTCTGATAGTTTGTTTAAATCTTTAACTTTACTGATTCTATATAGTAACCTATGTGGATCATCTGATTTTTTCTTATCAACTATGTCTTGAAATAGTTTCTTCCAAAGAAATACTGGATATCCTATTTTAAGTTTCTCCTCAGCCTTATCGAAACCAGCTTGGTCATTATCATAGAAATATTGAAGCTCAAGATTATTAGATTCTAAGAACCTCATGTCTGTATTAACACCGACAACACCTATGCTGTTTGGATAGAATAAGGAATCTAAATACCCTTCAAATATAGTTATTGTACTTCCAAAATCAACATTTAGAATGTTAAAATAGTAACTTAGCTTATTATAAATAACTAACTGGTTTAAATCTATATCTGTTATTTCCTCTACGTCATGAATCCATTTGTATAAGGTTTCATAGTTATAGATTTTGAATAAACGTCGCTTCCCATCCTTTAGGTTTCTGATTTGTATCCCTAATACTTTAGAACCTCTACGGTTCAATAATATCATAATAGGTTCCCATCTATCAGCATTCATCCAGTATTTACCCTCATATATGTTTGTATGTAAATCAGATGTTATACCACGACCAACTAGATATTGAAAAATAGTTCCACCTTTAGTAATAGGTTTAAAGTCAGTTATAATTTGTTCACTGTTATTGAATATCCTTTCTAAGTCATTAAAATCAATGAGTTTGTCAAACTCATGATCTAGGAAGTCATCCTCAGCATCTTTATATGATATAGTATAGTTAAGGTGGTCTATGAGTTCCATTTTCTTTCCGGGATCCATTCTTACGTTGAAATCCTTTAGTAGTTTGTCTAGATTGGTCTTTTTACCACAGTTAAAACAAACAAAGATCATTTTATTCCACCATATATTTCCACGTTTAGCATTTCTGGTTCGGGAGCTATCACCACAGTATGGACAAGCGAACTGGACACGGTCTGTATACTCATTGATCCTACGCTTTTCAGATTCCTTAAAATTTGAATCCAATACAGATTGGATTAATCCCTTTAAATAAACTTTGTCCATAGTCATGATATATTTTTTGATGTTAAAGTTTTTTTTTATATTTGTGATATGGAAAAGATCAAAGCCAAGCTAATAAAAAGAAAAGATATACGAGACGATATTAAAAAATCCTTTTTACAAGCATACTCTGAAGAAGGTCATGTCAGTGTGGGATATTTCACGGAATGGCCGGAACTTGGATCGAGTTTTCGATTTCATGAGTATTCGGATGAACTAAATGAATATTTTTCACTTGTTACAACATTCGTAGTTGAAATGGTCGACCATCGAACATTTAAAACCAAAAATAGCATCTATGAACTTCTAACAATAGTAGATGAAAGGGATGATAAAATTGATAACTTATTAAAATAATATATGAATAAAAAATCTTTAGAACTATTGAACATGATTCTAACATCTATTAAATCAGATGAGAAGGTTAGACATAAGTGGAATACTAGACAAACATATATAAATGAAAACAGAGATTATATATCCGACAAAGTGGATTATTATGATATTACCTTAAATAATAAGGAAATGATATATGTATATGAGATACGTATATCACGAGTACCTAGGATTTTCTTTGATAGATATATCACCCAAATAAACTTAACAAGTGCTACTGATAGGTATGCTAGTGCAAACAATATGTTTTTTGACTCAAAAACAGCATTCTATACAAGAAGTATACAAAAACGTATATTCAAATTACTCTTGGATAGGGAAAAAGAATCCTTGCTTAAAAAAGAAGACGAAAAATTCGACATCTTAATCAAAGATGTCCAGAAATCAGTTAATAAGGTTAATCTAAGAGACGACAAAATAGATGAAGTTTTAAAATAAAAAAGAGAGTCGAAATGACTCTCTTTTTATTATTTGAAACCTCTAAGGGTTTTTGCTAAGTTTAATCTTTTATATTTCTTAGCATCAGAACCTCCAAGTTGTACACCTGGCTTTTCTTTATCCTTATCTTTCTTTCTTAACTTAGAAAGTTCAGAGTTGATCTCAGTACTTGAGATTTTCTCACCCTTCTTTTTCTTCATGCTTCTGCGTAAAGAACCCGGACTCTTGATAGCATCCTGAATCCACTTAGATTCAGTAACACCTTCTTCATGTCCTTCAGCTTCCCAGCACATTTTTTGAAGTTCTTCTTCGTGTATATCTTCAAGTTCATGTCTTTCCCAACCACAGTTACAAAGCTTACCAATCATTTCTTCTCTATTTGAAGATTCATATGATTCAAATGTTTTTAAGTGTTTCATAGTTATTTCTTTCTTTTGTATGCAAACTCTTTATACAAGTCTTCGTCTTGCTTAGTTTGGTTCTTCATTTGATTATGATAATCATCTTTAGGAGCATCCTTGGTATTTGGGTAATGCCACTGTGTATCATTATTCCACTTTGTGAAAGGCATTACTGAACCCTCCATACCCCATGGTTGAACAGATGTCTCATTCATACCTGTACTGAATCTACTTCTTTCACCACCCGGCTTAGAACGGTCAGTTGTTTTGTAGATATTGAACTTTGTCTCGTGTTCGAAGCTATTAGTAAGTGCGGATTTCTCTTTGAAAGACTTCTTAACATGATCAACATTCTTTGGATCGTCATCTGAGAATCCGATAGATACACTCTTAGCACCAATCTTTTCACCAAAATGGTTACACTTTTCAATGAACTTATCAAGAGCCATTTCCTTAGCAACTTCTGGATTTTCTGTAGATCCCTGACCAAATTCATTTTTGAATGAGTCAGATGAAACTCCATAGAAATCACAGTTGTCTAAATAAACTTGAATAAGAGGTGAATCAGTTAGTTTATCTTTGGCTATTCTTGAAAATTGGTCTACATCACCTGGAGAGAATAAGTAAGCATTTTTAAGACAATGACTATACAAACTGAATTTTTGATCCTCAGTTAGTATATTATTAATAATATACTCAACCGCACTTCTTATTGTTTCTGGTTCGTGTCCTCTTGCAGTTACTATCGCAAAAATAGCACCCTCACTTAAACATTTAATAAACGCTTCCCAAGCTGGAGCAAATCTTCCTTGATTTACAGCATCCATTGTATCTTCAAGGAATGCTTTTTTACCTCTTGGTCCAAAGTCTCTGAACTCACAAAAGGCTTCCCCCGGATCATTATTCCTTAATCTATAATTTTGCTTATCATTTCTAACAGTAGCAAACTCAGCAGTTGATACGTCAATAGGCAACCATCCATCACCGACCTTTTGATCCATGTGAATAACTGTTGACATGTGTAGGATATTATCATCCCAGTCAAAAGCGTAATAATGTAGTTCAATGTTAGCTGACTCCTTGATGTAGTCACCAAATTTTCTAATCATATTATCTTCTTGAACGTTTTGGAGCAACTTTTCTAGATTCGTTAACTCTTTTTACTTTCTTATTCTTGTTAAAATAAGCAGAGAATGATTCTAAAGTACCTTCTTCAGCTGGAGCTTCTTCTTCCTCTTCCTCTTCTTCACCCATTTCTTCCTCTTCACCTGCTTCTTCTTCACCCATTTCTTCTTCGTCGCCTAAGTCGGTTTCTTCTTCACCAAAAGCTTCCATGTCTTCACCATCTTCTTCAGATTCGTGACCTGGGTGATCTTCACCACCTTCTAATTCAAACTCTTCTACGACTTCGCCGTCTTTAGAAGCGCTTACTACTAGAAGACCTTCTTCTCTTTCTTCTATTGTTATCTCGTAACCGTGCATTTCAATAGTTGTTTTCATATTTAAATACTTTTTTATTTTTATATATTAAAATCAGATTCTCATTTTTAGAACTTTTCAATGATTATTAACTAAAAAATAAAAAACTAAATTTTATGCAAGATTTTAGAAAATATGCCACCAAACATAGAGGCATTAGTAGTACTTATTTTGATTCATACCAAAAGAAAGCACTAACACAACACATATTAGAAGACGCTGGAGAAGGAATAATGGTTGATATCTTTTCTAAACTTATAGAAAGCAGAATCATATTCCTTTCAACAGAAATGGAATCTGACGTATGTAACATTATAAAAGCTCAACTATTATATCTTGAACAGATGGATTCTGAAGAAGACATTAAGATATACATTGATAGTCCCGGTGGATCTGTTTATAGTGGATTAGGATTACTTGATACTATGGATTATGTTAAACCAGACATTGCTACAATCAATACTGGACTAGCTGCTTCAATGGGTGCTGTAATCCTTTGTTCTGGTGCTAAAGGTAAGAGAAAGTCCCTTAAAAGGTCAAGAACAATGATTCACCAGCCACTATCGGCTAGTTATGGATACTCACAAGCATCCGATATGGAGATAGAAGCAAGAGAGGTAAACTCACTTAAAAAAGAACTTTATGAAATTATATCAGAAAGGACTAACCAAAGTTATGATAGAGTAGAGAAGGACTCTGATAGAGACTATTGGATGACTGCTGAGGAAGCGAAGGCTTATGGTATGATTGACGAGATTATAAAGAAAAAATAACCACTCTAAGAGTGGTTATTTTTTATTGTTGTGATTTGTTATTATTTGACTTATTCTTTGGTTTCTTTCTGTTAGACTTTATATCCTTAACAGTTTCTTCAACCTTCTTAACTTCATTCTTAACTTCGTTAGTCTTAGCTTTAACCTTAGTCTCAACCTTCTTAACTTCATTCTTAACTTCGTTAGATTTGTTTTTAACCTTCTTAACTTCATTCTTAACCTTAGCTCTAACTTCCTCAACCTTAGTTTCAACTTGTTTAACTTCAGCTTTAACTTCTTCAACCTTAGTTTCAACTTGTTTAACTTCTTCTTCAACCTTAGTTTCAACGATTTCTTCAACAGGTTTAACCTCTTCAATGATCTCTTCAACGCTATCTACGATAGAATCAATCTTATCCTCAACAACTTCAGCAAAGTCTTCAACTTTCTCTTCAATGTTTTGAGCAATTTCCTTAATTTTATTTTTTGGATTTATTTTTGATAACAACCAATTCCACATTTTTTTAAAATTTACCATAGTTTCAATTTTTTTATATATATATATATTCTAACACATGATGTCCCTTTATAAAAACTTGGACATAGTAAAATAATATAATATGTAATGAATCTACGCTATGATAAAGAACAAGAAAAATTTGTAGTCGCTGGAGCAACCAGAATAGAATATCACCAACTAAACCTTTGGTTAACAAGACATGTCAAGGGTTATAGATTCATGCCTGCCTTTAAGATGGGGGTTTGGAATGGACAAACATCTTACTTTGATAACGGAAAAGTTAACTTAGGTCTTTGGAAGGAATGTTGGAAAGCTTGTAAGGAAATAGGGGTTACATTTAACATTGAAAATAAAGAGGACTTCCCTCTAAATAGAGAAGTTACATTAGAAGGACTAACTGAATTTTGTAAGGACTTCTACAAACAGTATAAGGTTAAAGACAGAAAAACCGGTGAGTGGATTCCATTCATGCCGTATGACTATCAGATTGAAACTGCTTTTAAAATACTTAGGAATAGATACTGTATGGCGGAAGTTGCCACTTCAGGTGGTAAATCCCTAGTTATATCTATTGTCATCTTTTACATATTAAAGAATATGAACCCAGATGCTAAATTTTTAATTATAGTTCCTTCTATTACACTAGTTACTCAGTTCTATGAAAATATTATGGAGTATAACTATGGTAATAATTATTTAGATAAATACAATAACACTGTAGAATTCAGAGACCATCTTATTGATGCTATCCTTAATGACGACCCAAACTATAAGCCGTGTCATATCAGAATGGAAGAAATCATGTCGGATAAACCACGTAAATATACCGGACCTTCTCAACCAAATATTTATATCGGATGTTATCAGTCATTAGAGAAATGGCCAAAGGAATTCTTCCATCAATTTCATACTGTCGCCTGTGATGAAGCACACGGTGCAAAGGCAACCACTTTAACAACTATTCTTAAAAGAACTTTTGGACATGCTTATAACAGGTTTGGAGTTAGTGGTACATTCCCATCTGACGACACATTAGAGATACTAACTATTCAATCTGTATTAGGGCCAAAAGTAACCCAGATTGAAGCATCTGCTTTAGTTAAGTCTGGTACGATTACTCCTATGGAAATAAGGGCAGTTATACTAAATCATGCAACCGGTGAAATGAATGATAGGTTATCTGCTATAAGAAAGATGGGTGCCGGTGCAGAGGCTTACAGATATGAGATGGATTATATACAACAATCAGAAAAAAGATTGGAGTTTATAAAAAAGATGGTCGATAAATGTACTAGCAATACCCTGTTATTATTTAACACTATTGAATATGGTAAGAAGATCGTCAATAAACTTAGAGAAGATCTAAAGGATAAGGAATTCTATTATATTGCCGGTGAGATTAAGAATAAGGAAAGAGAAGCTATTAAGAAAGCAATGGAACGAACCGATGGTAAGGTTATTGTGCTGGTTGCATCATATGGTACACTTTCAACAGGGGTTTCCATCAACGCTATCTTTAATGTCATATTTGCAGACTCGCCTGGTAAATCCGAGGGTAAGATTATTCAATCAATTGGTAGGGCTTTAAGAAAACATGATGACAAGAAAATAGCAACTATTTTCGATATAGTAGATGTATTCGATCCAAAAGAACTAAATAATACATTATATAAGCATTTCCTAGAGCGAGAAAAATACTATAAGAATAGAAGCTATCCGTGTAAGGTTATTAAAATGAATCTTTAGTTCTTAGTTTTTTTAACCTGATTAGGATCATATTTAATTCTAATAACAGTTGATATTAGACTAACCTTTCTACTCTTTTTATATACACCACCGCCTTCTCTAGACCCTTTCTCATCTGTATTACCCTCTATGGTATCAACTCTACCATCTTTAAGTGTACCTACTGATAAACCTATATGACTGAAATTAAATATTATTATATCACCTGGTAATATACTAGTAAATGGTGATTTATAAACTTCTACAAAGCTTGAGTTATTCGTCGCCCAGTTTCTAAAGTCATAAGCACCGGCTGTTTGTGGTAGCCTGAATGAGTGTGGTATTCCCTTTGACGCAACAGTTTTAAACAGATAACATATAAATGCCGCACACCAAGCAAAACCAGAACCTTTTAGGAAGGTTGATCTCTGATATAATGATTCGACTTGTGGTCCACTATTTTCGTTTGCACTATAGTGTTTTCCTTCATATGACCACTCCAGTTCCTTTACTCCAACCTGTGTATAAGCATGTTTAACCATTTCCTGAGCAAACTGGTTTGTTATTCCCGAAGAAGGTCCTACTGAAGGGTCATTATAAACTGGTGGAGTTGTTGGAACTTTAGAATCATTAGTAGGGTCGTTAGTTATATTAGCTTTATTATTTTCGTCAACTTTAGGCTTAAAGTCTTCAGAATTTGCATCAACTGTAGATTCACTATCCGTATTAAAGTCTTTTGTAGATTTTTTGAATGTATCTCCATATTGTGGAGTATTTTGTCTATTCTGAGCATTATCACTAACTGTAGATACTTTAAAGTTATCGTTTATATAAACATTGTTTGACAAGAACTTTGGATCTCTCAATGTTTTATATTGGTTTAAACAATCAATTAACTCTGGGTTTGCAACTACAGGTGAACCTAAATTACCTAAATATGGACCATCATTTGCTCCCAATAAGTTATCAACTAATGTATCAAACCAGTTCATAAAATTAGTACCAAGTATTGCTTGTTGATCCGCATTAGCGTCCCCCAAAGACAATTTTCCTTGATTATCCTTTAGGTTTAAATCAATAGTTTCTGATTTTATGTTAATATTATTATACTTATAGTCGATCATCAACCCATCTGTGTCATTTGAGAATATCTGTGTCTTGTGATCAAACATAAGAGATCTCATGGAAGTATATTCTGATGTTGATAAACTATCTAACTTATCCTGTAGGTTTCTATTATAATGTTGAGCGAATATATATTCCGGTTTATATGGATTACCATCATCAAATACAACTGATAAAACCTTACCAACTTCGGGTAGTATGAACATATTACCATTAAGATCTTTCCAAGGGGTTGCCCATGGTAGGTCTTCCTTAGGTATATCTTCATACACGTTCATAACACGTACTTTAATTCTACCTATTTTCTGTGGATCTTCGTTGTCCTCAACAACTCCAACAAATATTTGATTTTTTAATTCTTCTCTTGTCATTATAATCTATTGTTTAATCTAGGGTCACTTGGATTTGTAAAGAATCCTCTAACTGAGTCTCCCACAAAATTTATGAAGTCTGAATAATTACCATCATTATAATATTCATCATAAACATTTGTTGGTGGGGATACTACCATACCAAGAGAATCACTTCCCAACGTAATTGAAATTTCACCCAATGCCTTATTTAGTAGAGCAGTAGTTGCTAGTATAGCAGCATTACCGATACCAATCACTTCCTTTAACATCTCACGCTTTAGTTTATCCCATGGTGAACCAGATACAAAAAGAGAACCACCATTTTGATTTAATATACTATCCTCATCTGACATTGTTGTAAATGAGTCCATCAATGCCATTTCAACATTAGATCCTTGGTTTGTTCCAGTATTTACACCAAATCCAGTATCATCTTGTCCTAAGAAAGTTCCATCTTCATAGAATGCGCTTCTATCATCAACTAAAGTTGTATATGAATCCTTTAATGCGATTTCAACATTAACTCCGGATCCTGGTTGGTTTGTTCCAGTATTTACACCAAATCCGGTATCGTCTTGTCCTAAGAAAGTTCCATCTTCATAGAATGCACTTCTATCATCAACTAAGGTTGTATATGAATCCTTTAATGCGATTTCAACATTAGCTCCCGATCCTGGTTGGTTTGCACCAGCATTTACTCCGAATCCACCACCTAGAAATGTACCATTTTCACCTTCCGATTCTGATTTTGACTTTTTATCCAAAATTCCTTGGATAGACGAAGACAACGCTATTTCAACATTAGCTCCCGATCCTGGTTGGTTTGCACCAGCATTTACACCAAACCCACCACCTAGAAATGTACCATTTTCACCTTCCGATTCTGATTTTGACTTTTTATCCAAAATTCCTTGGATAGACGAAGACAACGCCTTTTTAATATCATCAGCATAGTTTGATTGTTGCACTTTACTGACTTTCGATTCCTGAGTGGTTGTCTTTGTTTTATCAGCAGCTCTCAATGATTCTATAGTGTCACCCTGTGAACTGGTTCTAATAGGACCGGAAGACTGTATATTCCAAAGATCCAATGGTGTTATGTTATTACTATGCTGAATACCACCCGGTCCTATAGATGAGTTATTAGTATTTATAGATGATATTTTTCTACCTAAAGAAGAGTTGTCAATATCTATTTCAGTGTAATATTTTTCTATATTATCTGGAGATAGATCAGAATCTCTTGTTATTCTAGAAAGTGGACCCGGATCATAGAATTTAGTAAACTTCATTGTTGAGTTCTTATAGTTAAACTTTACATCATATGAATCAGCATATGCTGGTGCCGTCATATCTAATGAATCACCATGTGGTAAACCAGTAAAAAAGAACTGACACTCATACAATCTATAAGTATATTTAGATATATTATCAGCATACTCGTTTAATACATAACTATTATCTAATCCAGTATTTACATTTTTACCAATCTCTTTAATAACCCTATTATATTTCCTAACTTCGGTTACCGTTATCTCAACATCAAATCTTAATAGATTCTGTGGTATTATTGACTTACCATTTATTCTTGACCACCAAAGTTGCTTATATAATGAACTTAGATATCCTATGTTCTGTGATACGTCCTCCCAAAATGTTAGAGATATAAAGTCTTTACCATAATCAACAAATGATTTTATCTCTGAACCATCCGTAGACTCGGTTAGCTTATCCAAACCAGCTATCTTCTTCAAATAATAAACTTTAACTCCGGTATTTGAATTACCATCTTGAGCTCTCTTTGGTATAAATTCAGGCGGATTATAAGATGTTCCGTCTGAGTTTGTCTTCGAAGGATTATCATTCTTTAAAAATTTAAATAACTGGCTTCTAAAAGCGTCTAAAATGGATTGCCTTGAAGCAATCTCCGAATTCCAAGCACCAAGCGTAGATATAAATTCATCTATATCACCATTAAATAGTGGTGACTCATCAACTAGTATTTTTATATCAAATCCAAGCATTGTTGGATCTTCATTATCATCTAAAGTTCTAATGAATGAACCTAAATAAGCATTAGAATCATTATTTAACTCACCTATTTTTTTCTCTGCTTTTGTCCCGTTATATGAATCCTGAAAATCCAACAAGTGAGTAAATTGTTCCGTACCAAAGTCTTTAAACCGATCATATACTAATCTTCTGATTTCAAGAGATGTTTGAGTTGTTCCATTTGCATAACCGTGTGTATTAATAGAATGACCAATCTCAACATATCCTTCTGGATTACTTATACCCACGTAAGTACTTTTTTTATTATTCGGATCTATTATATAGTCACTTGGTGGTGTAAAACCTAATGGGGATTTTTCTTTACTTGGCATTTTATAAGAGAGATTTTATGTATATATTATTTAAAGTATTCTCTTATTTGTAACCAGTTTTTACATCTTGATTGGAATCCATTATATCCACCATTAATACCTAGACATATCATTGTGAAGTTAACAAAATTGGTGTCATTTGGACTAAAATAGGTAGCTATATCATTAGGATTCTTCGTAGTAAAAATTCCATATTTTTTGACAGCTTTTTTACTTTGTTCTACATTTTCTGGTAGATCTTCTATAGTTGTGCCTCCAAAGTTAAATGGTTTCTTTATATCCATTTTATCAGCATATTTATTTAGATCTCCCCTAACACTACCCTTTAACCAAAACCAAACAGATGCATTTATAGCATTCTGTATTTGATCAGGAGTATCTGCATAACGTTGATGAACCGGATTCTCTGCTGATAACAAAGAAGTATCATTTACAAAATCTTGATTGAAGTATTGACTAGCCTTAGAGTAGTTATTTCTACCAGTTATTTGTAACAAACCTCTACCCTTGTACTTTACCCCATCTCCGGTTTTAGTATTACCCAAATCTTTTCTTGCTTCATATTGAGAACCGGCTGATATTCCTCTCTCCGTAGTATAAAATATAAATCCACTCTCAATACTTACTTGAGATAGAAATGCTGCTATCCTTTCTTTAGATGTTATTCCATTCTTAATAAGGGCATTTTTAAGTGGTTCATACCATAACTCAACTATCTTAGGTCTAGCCTTATATAGTTCTCTAAATATATCCTTGGTTAATGGGAATTGTGTATCATCTATTGGTGTACTTGATGTAGCACCAGGTGTAGTGCTTTGTGTTGCACTAACTACTGGGTTCTCATTAATCACACCATTATCATTTGATGTTTTTTCACCACCCGTATTTTGGGCTGGTTGATTTTGTGTTGGTTCTTTTGCTAATTCTTCTGGTGACAATTCAAGCTCCCTTTTAAGAAGTTTAACTACTTGTCTAAATGACTTACCATCATAATTATATGATATATCAACTATTAACCACTCACCAGTCAATCTATTGTTTATCTGTGGGGCAGAAGGAGTTGATATTTGATTAGATAAGAATAGGAACACCTTTTGAAATCTATAAATATTAAAGTTTGGTGTCTTCATTACAATTTCCAGTCCTACCTTTTGAAGATCTACTATATTCCTAGTATTCTGCACGTAAGAGTAATGATAGTTTTGGTGAGTATTATCCGTATCAATTCTACCAGTATATAAATATTGAGTATTATCATTATAAAAGGATTCATCATTTGGAGCACCTTTTAATATGATACTCTTCTGATCTGTATCGGTAATAGAACCAACATCAAATATTAAAAATGACTTAGCCTTCTCGTCATAGTATTTCATCTTTGTCTTATATCCCTCTTTAATTGAGGTTGCGGTTGAGTTATTTAAAACCTTATAACTCTCAAAGAAGATGTTTGACTCAGCCATTGATAAGTCATTTGTTAAGAATAACTTTGATACTATTTCTGGATTAGAAGTTTTAAGAGCATCTTCAATACCAATATTTCCAATACCCAAGTCTTCCTTTATATTTCTACTTAGTTCCTTTTCAATATCTATGTAGTTCAAGTTATAGTAATAATCGATATAGAAATAAAGAAAAGATTGATCTGACTTATATGAAGTTTCAACAATAGACTCAATGAACTCAATCGATCTTTGACCTGTATTCAACCACTTCATTGAATCGTTAGTATCATCAAAGTTACTATTAAATCCAAGTCCAGACTCCTTACATATTGACTGTAAAGTATAAAAACTGGTTGAGTTGTATGACTTAAACGTCTTTAAGTATAAGTAGTTAACATCTAAAACTCCACTTATAGAGTATTCAGATCCATTTATCGAAAATTTAGTAATCTTAAACTGTAGAAATATTGGTTTAACCTGTTCACTCCTTGCATTTATAAATACTTCTATTTTAGAATCATCTAATGGAAAAGCTTTATCCTTCATAAGATTTAGTGAATCAAAGAAAATTATCTTAACAGTTGGTAGATGTTCTTGTATAGATAGATTAAAGAATCTAATATCATTATACTCAATTTGATAAGAGTTATACCATATAAACGGTATATTACCTAACCCTTGAACAATTTCATCTTGAGCATCCTCACCACTAGGTAAAGGCATCACAATAGGATTTGGTTTTATAGTTGCTGGGAATATATTAACATTGGTTAGTATCTTACCATCTAGGTTTTTTGGTTTATTCTGATTACTATTGATGTCATTACCTGTTCTTGCTTCTCTACCTTCTTCTTGAGCTTGTTGTGGAGTTTGAGATGATGTAGCACCGGTTGGGGTAGAACTTGGTGGAATGGGTCCAGCCTCTGTACCTTCAATAAGGGTAAGTTGTTGCATCACTCTGGCATAGAATAGATCCGCATATTTTTTAGCTCCTTTACCAGATATAGCTAATGCTACCTTTCTTATTGCATCTTTTAAATTATTATCACTTTGACTAGGATCAATATAAAGATAATCAATACCCTTTTTAGCATATGCACCACCTGATTTGTTATGAACATAGACAGCATAGTTAGCAACTATTGAGTTAGTCTTTTGAAATAAATCATCCCACTGTGTATTCGTTGACGCACTTGCAATTTTATCTAAATTACCACCGTATTGACTCCAATTTTTCTTAACATTTAGAATTACAGAATCATTACCGGTATACGATAGAACATAACTTATTATTGGCTTATATGCTCCCCTACCAGTTGTTTGAACAAATCCTCTTCCCCTGAATTTAAAAAAGTCAGCTTCTGTTATAAATGTATTTGGTATACCAGATGGATCAACTGCTTTTGAACTTGGTGTTGGGGTAGCAAATCCAGTTGGGAATACTGTACCACTCCATGCGGTATTGGTTGTGTTTTTTAATATGCTACCAAAAGGTTTAGATCCGTGCGCTAATATATAAGTAGAGTCACTGAATAAATCTAAAGATTTTTTATTAGTATCTAAAGTATTGTATGATACCTTTGTACCTGGTATTGAATCAAACGCATATGCTATACCTGGGTGACCAGATGATCCAATATCATTAACCCCCTCTGTTACTGGGGAGAATAACCCACCATTTTCATTCATTACAATAGAGTCTAAACAAAGAAACTCTATTAGATTAATATTATCCCTACCATATATTATTTTATAATTAGACCAAAACTTATTCCAGTTAGATGGATTTTTTAGTTTGACTCCAGTCACCTTCCCGTTCGATACGGTAAGCCAATTATCTTTTTCAGCAATCTTGGTATTAAACCAATCAGCAAATCCTTTAGATCCAATTTTTTGGAAGAAAGCATCAATATCGGATACACTTGAGAATGTTGTTGTTCTATATTTAGGCATTATTGTATAATCATTTGGTTTCTACTCCTATCTATTGTTATAGCTGGTTGCGGTACTTCATTAAATGTTGGTGGTAATGAGTAATTCTGGTCGACAAAATCCTGTCTATTAGGATCAATTTTATTAATCTTATTAGCATTTAATAAGGTATTTCTAGCATCAACATTCTGACTAGATTTGACTCTAAAATTATCTATATTTTGAGCATCGGTATATAATATTGTATCTCCAGCCATTATATTTAATGGGTTATCAATGTCATTAAAACTCAGGATGAAATCTAAATATTCTGTTGTAGAATAAATACTATTTGATACCAAGTCAATTCGCATCTCGTTCTCAGGTGAAACTGTTGAGTCAATCACACTATAATTTTTCATCATTTGAAAGGTTGGTTGGAAGAGATCATATAAAGGATCATTAGTTTTCACTCCCGAAGCATCCACACCAGCCAGTTGCTGATTACTAATGGATAATTTATCTATATCATATATTTTCATATCTTAAAATTTTATTTAGTTGATGCAGATTGATTACTACTATACGTTCCATGTGTTTGGTAGAACTTCTCACCTGGTTGTGAATAGGTAAACCAATCTCTACCCTCAATAGGCCTCAATACATATTGACCATTTTTATCAATATCACCGTTTTGTAAGTATTGAACTCTTGCTTTCTCAGCTGGTGGTATGTCCATTGTTTTAAATTGATAAGATCCAGTTGCTGTAATAGAATAAGTAAATTTATCATTAGGCACCTCGACCGCAGATAGTTGATATCTTTGGTAACTTCTTCCTCTACCTGTATTCATCCTACTATATAACTCTTGAGCACCGAGAGGTCTAGCATTTGTCAGAGTGAATGATATTTTAATACTTGATGGTAAATCATTAAATGCTAATGTTTTACCCATGTTCATAGTAACCTCACTACAAATCATATCACCACTTGTAAACATAGGCTTCTTTGGATTACCGATTGTGATATGCCAAGGTCCTGATGGAGAACCAGTTAAAGCTTGTGTTATACCCAATAACCTAATTTTATATTTACTTATCACACTACCTATTGTTGCAGCGAATATATTCTTTATACTACCAGCTATATTATCCACCACGTCCGAAAGACTTTCCGCCTTTTCAGTCAAGTTTTTAAGTATACTAGCTCCTAATTTACCAATAGCATTGATTAAGGCTCCCACGAAGCTCACTAACGCTCTTCCTATTGCGGCTGCATCACCACTTATTAAGTCTTTAATAATCGGTGCTGTTGTTTCTGCAAAAGCAGTATTAAAATGAAATACCGCATCTGAAGTACCGAATGTTAAGGCATTTTGTATTATATCCATATAAACAAGAGTAGGATCAACTCCATTTATAAACTTCTGTTCATATTCAACTTCAAACTTAACAGATATAGTTGCTTTTAATCCACTACCTGCTTGATTTTTTTCAACAGTATTTCTTCTTTTAGCTTCTCTTATTAAGTTAGGATTTCCCAATGGTGAGTTTCCTATACCAAACTCAGTTAATCCAAGTTCTTGCATCACTGCATATTGTAAACCCTCCATCATACCACCAAATGGTATTGAGTTAAACCCTTTAGCTACAGTATCTCCTAGGTTTCCCCAATTTGATTCCTGTGAACCTTTGGTATCCTCACCTATATCATTTAGAACTTTTGTAAAAGAAGCATCTGATGAGACCCAATCCTCACCGTACTGTACAGAAAAATATTCAGAATCACCATCTTTTATCCAACCAACAATTGTTGCCATTGGGCTAGCCATAATAGATGTTAAATCACTTGGTGCTCCACTTGCAAATCTCCTAGCCACCATTAATCTATTATTAGGATAAACACCAACGTCTTTAAGATATGCAAAATCAGCATATCTCAACTTCATAGCTGGGTAACCACTAGTATATGATATCAATGATGATATAGAAGTGTCATTAACATCGTTATTGTGTATATCATTAGGACCACCAATTAACTGAGGAGTACCATTAGTCTCAAGTAATCTTGGATATGGGCTGAACTGAGCATTCTCAAACATTGATTGGACATTCTTACCATTAATAACTTTGTATTGTGGTATTCTACCGGCGCCTCTTGGATTTAATGGGTTTGACATGTAAAGATTAATTTTATTTATATATTAAATAGTTAATAATCTATATTAAAATTAATATTTATACATTTTTATATGTCTATTAGTATAGCTACATAATGGTTGGAGATTTGTATAATGATTTAATTTAATTATATCATCTTCTGCTTCTGCACTATCTAAAGGTATAATATGATCAACATCCCAACCATAATTTAATTCACCGCTTTTAAACTTACCATGATTTTCCCAATTCATCCATGATTCAAACTTAGATTCTAAATATAATTTGAAATCTTCAAAAGATATACCCAATATATCTTCCGTTTTAGAATTTTTAGTGTATCCATTTAATCTAAGCGAATTACCTATCATTCCACGACAAATTTGTTTTGTTTTAAATAATGGGTCTGACTTTTTCTTATTATATTGAGTTTTAGCATATTCACGATTTTTAATTGTTAATAACTCTCGGTTATTTTCTCTATATTCCTTTTGAATCAGTCTAACCTCTTCTTTATTCTCCAAATAATATTTTGATTGATTCTCTCGTATTCTCTCTTTATTTTTAGAGTAATATTTCTTATCCGACTCAGATACAAATTCTATATTATCTATCCTATATTGTTTTTTATATTTATGAATTCTTTCCTTATTGTCAATAATATATTGTTTAGTACAAACTTTACATCTAGTTTGATTTTTATAAAAATCTTCTATTTCTTTAATTGAATCACATATATAACATTTCTTTTCCATAATGTATATATTAAAAATTTAATAATCCCTGATTATCAATAGTCTCTTATTATTTGGCTGTTGCTAAATTTGGATAAACTGCCCAGTACATCATCTAATAAATCTGGGTCTTTGCGGAATTCGTTGTAAAAAATTAAAACATTGAAGTTATTATCTTCTCCTAATATCTTTCTAATATTTATTAGTTTCTCTATGGAGAACTCATTATCAAAATCGGGGACATAGTATATATCCTTATTCTTCTCAATTGCTTGTTGTATTTTTTGGAATATGATTATTTTGAGATACGTTTTTTCCTTATCAAACGATATTTCTTCTTCCTCCATTATTTTTTTAATATCAATAATATATTTGTTCCTTATTCTATTTACCTTGACATACTTGTCTAGTTTTTTGCGTGTTTTAACATATACACAGAAGAAATCCATAGCTCTTTTTCATTTTTTACAGAAGCCTAATGGCCTTTCCTGTATCACAACTATATTTATCAAAAAACACAACCTTCCTCCTAATTTAAAATAGAATAAGACACTGAAAAGTGTCTTATTCTATTTTATTCAAAGTTTCCAATAATCTTATTATTGTCTATATTCATTGAGAACCCTTTACCACCCTCACTTTTCTTAGGTTCAAACTTTGAATCAAACCCAGCTTTTATAAACTGATCTTTTGATACTGGTTTAACGTCACCAGTTTTATCTTTTAAGAAATATTCAAAGTTTTCATTAGCAACATCAGCACTTAACTTAACATCACCGGTTTGATACTCAACTTCTTGACCATTTCTGATCGCGTCGATCTTAGCTTTCAATATGGTTAAGAACTCATCAGCAAATAATTTCATTACATCTGTATATTTATCGGTACCAAAGTATCCTTTAAGTAAGTCATATCTACTTGACAAATAGTTAAGTCCTTGAATATTAGTTATTGAAGGGTGACCACCACTGTTAACTGTTATAATATCAAATACTGGAATCTTCAATAATCCCATCATTGTTCTATCTCTATCAGTCCATTCAGAAAAAGGTTTGTCCATACAATCACGAACAATCTTAACAACCTGTCCACCTTGTGGGTCTTCTTCGTTGTTTAGATCTGGTATAGCAGTTGTTTTCATATCACCAGACTTTCTATTAGGTAACCACATTATTGATTTTGGATAGAAAGATTTTAAGTCACCAAATGTAAATCCAATTGGTTGATAAGCTTCACCGTATTTAGTTTTCATTTTAGCAACATCATCTTCACTAATTCTTTTAATATCAGAAATAGGAACATAAAATCTTTTTAGTTTATCTTGATACTTAGCCAACATTTCTTGTGTGATAGCACCTAAATCTACCTTAGCTAGTTTCTTCTCCTTGAATGGGTTACATGAGACTTGAATAAGACCCATTGGGAAAATGGTACAAACGAATTCGGACTCAGGATTATTCTTAAATACGATATATCTATCATACGAACCTGGATTCATTGCATAACCAATACCATATTGTTTAACAATCTTATAATCTTCATCATATTCAAGTTCTTTAGCATTTACTCTACTACCAATATACTTATCTAAGTTAGCTTTAAGATCTTCGACCGATGAAAGTTTTTTAGGAACATTATGCTTTCTTGCTGATTTATCATATTCTAAAGAAATCGCATTCTCCATATAATGTTTAATATTCAAGAACATAGAAACTAATGACGGAGTTGAATCCATAACCAAACATTCCAAGAAGTTTTTATTATTATGTTCCCTTTTACCATCTAAACTAACAACACTTATTCTCTTGTTTTTAAACACTAGAAGTAGTCTGTTTACAACAAACCCCATCATATATCTGTTTTTCTCACCAGATAGGTTTTTATTAACAGAGTATATCATATTTTGAATATCTTCCGGTTTGATATCATACTTCAAGAAGTCAGCTGAGTCAACTGTTTTAACCAAGTCAATATCACTCTTCATGAATATATCCGAAGGAGATATTTCATCCGAAATAGTTTCCACGTTTGAACGACTTGGTTTAGCATATGATGAACCTGATGGTTCACCTGTTTGACCAGTGTGGTGATCGGTTGCTATGGTAAACATAGTCTTAAAGTGAGCAAAGTCCACAAGAACTGCCATTGAGTCTGGTCTTTTTTGCTTAATAGCATATTCCATACCACCATATTGTGTGATATGAGAATCAACCATCTTTAGTTTATATCTTTCAAGATAGCTTTTCATACCCAACGCTGAGCAAACTCCATCAAGATCCTGATGGAACCAGATTTCAAAATTGTTACTACCTGATTCAGCTTTGTGATCGGCGATTAGTTTTGTGATATTTCTTATACCAACCTCTTCATTTAGGAATTGATTATATTTCTTTAACATAGTTATTTATTTATATTTTACCAATTTTATTCTTCGTCTTCTTCGTCAAATCCTTCTTCATCAAGGTCTTCTTCGTCTTCATTATAGTCAGAATGAATGTCACCTTCTTCGTCAGTAAACATACCTTCACCTTCTTCATCTTCACTATCAACATTAATAGTTTCTTCGGTTACATTTTCATCAACCCATTTTTGAAGCATCTCACCCATATCAATACCCAACTCTTCTAAGTCAGCTAACATTTCATCAATATTAGCAAAATCTGCGTTTGATAAGTATGATTTTAAGTTAGGCATTTCTTCCTGAATGAACTCAATAAACATTTGATAGTTTACCGCAATCTTATGCTCTTCACCATATTCGTCTTCAACCCAAACATCAAAGAAATCCATTTTATCATCGACATCTAAATCGACATCTTGATCCATGTCTTGATCCATGTCATCTTCATGATCATAATCATCTGTTTCTTCATTATTAGTACCGTGTTCCCACTTAACCACTTTATATTGAGCACCAGAACCCATATCATCGTTTTCATCTTGGTACTCATTAAACTCTAAAATGTGTCTCATATATTTATTTATTTTTTAAACCCTTTTATAACACCCATATCCTTTTTTCTGTTATAAGTATCATCATCAAATGATGTATCAAAGAAGTTATCTGTATCAGTTACTATCTTTGTATCAGAACTTATATTCCCAAAAGGACCTAGTTTACCACTACGAAATACTCCACCATACATATCAGCATTCAAATAACCATTCATAAAGAAACAATCATTTAACTCAGAAGCCTCAACACTAGTATTAAGTACTTTTGAGTTATTAATATTTGAACCATGTACTTTTGATTTAATAAGCTGTGAATCGTCTATCTCTGAATTTACAAAGTGACAGTTCTCAAATATACCATCACTAATACGACAGTTTATAAAATCATACCCTTTAATATTTTGTGTAGCTTTAATATTACCGTCTATAACCTCAATGGTTTGTGTCGTAGTTACATAGTTTATTATACAATCCTTTAAAGAATCAGTTGAATCAACCAGATTATATAGTTTTGGATATATTTTATCATAATAAGCGTTAACTACATCATAGTTATAGAACTGATCGATCTGTAATGATACAGTAGGGAAGTCAACAATAAAGTTGTCATACTTAGAGAAGTTCTTAAAATTACTGATGTTTAAGTCTAAATACTCTTCAAGCTTTTCTATATCTTGATTATTAAATGAAGCATCTATTGAATCATGTACATCAATAATAAATCTATCTAAGAAGTAAAGTATTTGACCTATATTCTTTTCGTAGTCTTTACCACCTATATAACGAAACTCTAATCTTTGAGTTTCTTTTGGATTGTTTATATGTAGAAAGTTTATACCATAATACTTATCCTCTGGTAATCTTATGTTATTTTTGACAGAATCAATCGGGATATTATTGAAGTCATATTCCTTAAATGGTATAACCTTTTTAACTGTTTTTGCGTAAACATTATCCTTTCTTGAAGGAAAAACACGATAGATTTCATCTTCATCAACATTGAGTATAAGTTTTAACATATTCAAATCATTTAGATCCTTATCAAATTCCGGTAAGAATGATAGGTTAAAGTGAATAGAAGATTTCCCTGTTGTGTAACCATACATCTGAATAAATTTCAAGATCTTTATTAAATAAAACTTACCTTCAAAATAAGACATAGGACCGGTTACCAACTCAACCATGTTAGCACCACCAGATAAGTCTGGTTCAATCTTAAAGTTTTCTGAATCGGGTGTAAAGTCAGAGTGATACTTCTTAAACCCCCATACCTTAACAGGTGCTAGGTACTGATTAAGGAGTTCCATAGTTTTATAATAAGACAAGTCCTTCATAAAAAACTCAAACTCAAAACCACACCGGCTTTTCTTGAGAACGTCAGTATTATTAATGAAGGTTTCTGAATATTTTTTCATATTTACTATATATTAAAAAAATTCTATTGATTTTATTTCATATATTTGTAATATGAGATCATATAGTAAAATAAAAAGTTTTTTATGTCCTGTATTTAATATAGACGATGACTCTAAAAAGGAACAAGTAAAATCTGCTATTATTAATATAATATCTGCGTCCAAACATCCAGTTAAGCTTAGTGATATATCATTTATTTTTCTTCAACAGAATATTCTATACCGGATTTATGATACTCATTTAAATGATCAAATTCATTTTGTATATGAAGGGGTTAAATCTCTTGTAAAAGAAAAAATAATTGTAGAAGACACATCTAAACAAAAATTCTTTGATGATGGTAACGTATTATATTCTTTACCAAAAGATATCAAAAGAGAAATTCTTTTAGATCAGTTACTATCTTAATATAAGTTATTAGATCTAATCTTTATTTCAACCAAACTAACGTTATCTGTATTATTAAGTATATTATCGATTTTTTCATCCCTTCTACTTTGAAGTGATGGACTCAAAAGTATTTTATCTCTATCTAGTGTGAAATTTACAAATACTTGCATTGACATCAAATACCCAACTGGTATATTACTTTCTATATCCTCTGGTATTGATATACCACCCATTATTCTATTAAAAGACGGACTATCTACTAATAGATTCCAAAAGGAGGGGGATATAACCATTTCCTCCAGTTTTATATTTTTCATCGAATACTCATTTTTGATATAAATTATATCAGTAATGAATACCCTTAATATGTCCTGATAGCTATAGGACATTGAAGTTGATTCTAAATCGATTTCAATCATTTGATTATTTGCTTGTTTTTTCGTATCTTTGTTAATATATATCTAAAGATGAAACTAACCTCCGAAATTATATCTACAAATCTCTTACTGTTGGAAAAAGCTAAAAAAGATTTTCCATTATTAGTTAGTTATGAAAACTGTATCGACTACAGTGAGAAAGCTAAACTAAGACAGGAAATACTTGAATTTGGACTTGGACTATACCTTGAATTTATAGACTTTGTTAAAGAAATGACTAATAAGGAACAGGAGATATTCTATCGTAGAAAGATTAAAAATCCTGAGTTCCAAGAAATCCTTTCAAAACAAGCCAACGATGATGATGCTAAAAAGTCTTTTAAGAGCAAGGCTGCAAAATCATTTGAGAGCTTAATGAACTCTGATAAGTGGGAAGACTTTTCTGGGTATAGATCAAACTATCGTAGGAAAAGACGTAGGTGGGCAAATAACTTTTCTGGTTCAGACGCCATTGCTTCTAATTACATTATCCAAAATGAGTTGGAAATAAAAGACGAGTATTTACATAGAGTTTGTAAATGGTATCGGATGAAACTACCTCAAGTAGACCTTACAGTTCAAAATGAGATCAACAAAACCAAAGATCTAATATCTTTTATGATCTCAAAAATGAGCGACTCTGGTATTGACTTTAGAAGATTAAACTTTACTCACCTAACATCACAGTTAAGTGATGAGATAAAGAAGAAGATACTAACTATTGATACTGATGAGAAAATAAAACTCATTGCTAATGATTTTATCCCCTCAGGATTCACACCCGGTATTTTCTATAATGTCATTGGTAAACAGTTAGCTACCGAAGAAGCTGGTGGAGGAAACATACTTATGGTAAATGTTAGAAATGATATGGATAAAAGTGTTTGGGTAAAGTATAGATATTTCGAAACAGTCTCTAATCTAAGAGATTCAGCATTAGATTTTTTATTAAATAGTTAATATATGACAAAGAACGAACAAATACAAAAAATAGTTGACCGTCTAGTTGAAGGAACAAAAGACGGTTCTGTTATATGGAAAAAAACAAATTCCATTTTTAACTCAGAAACCAAACACCAATACTCTACAACAACTGAGGATGGTAAAACAACGTTTAGATTTGATATTCATCTAAATAAAACCCTTCAAATCCAATCCGGATATAACTACATATATATGGATAATCAAGATTTAGTAGACGGAACACTCCAGATATCAGGTATCACATATACTGGTTTAGATAACTTACAAGTACTTATATACAATAATTGGATTAAAGCAACCTTACCTACTAAGAATGATGAATCAATAATATTGGATGGTATTCTTACCAATATTGGTGATAAACAATTAAGGAGAGATAGAGTCTTGGGTGAGATATTTGACGAAAAAACAGAACCAAAAGAAGAACCAAAAAAGAAATCGATCTGGCAGAGATTAGGATTATGATAACTAAGAACGAAATAATAAAAGCATCTGGACTGCATCCAACTAGAGTAATAAATATTTACATTTTTGGATCCAGAGTATATGGTACTTCCGGTAGAGATTCTGATTGGGATATACTTATTGTTGCAAAAACTCCGAACCCCGAAGTTGAGCTAAAAACTGATAAGTTCAATATCCACATATTGAGTCCTGACCGTTTTCAGTCTAGTTTAGACTCTCATAATATTCGGAGTATAGAATGTATCATGGCACCTGAATGGGCTAAAATTCAAGAGTTAAAACAGTTTAACTTTGAATTAAAGTTACCAAGTTTAAGACATTCTATTTCACATATAAGTAATAACAGTTGGGTAAAGTGTAAGAAGAAGTTACAACAGGATGATTACTATATTGGTATTAAATCAATATGGCATTCACTTAGAATACCTATGTTTGGTTCTCAAATAGCTCGTTGGGGAGAAATAAGGGACTGGGATTGTGCAAATGATTTATGGGAAGAACTTAAATCCAAAAAATGGACTTGGCAAGAACTTGATGAAAGGTTCCGAAAGTCACACAATGAGATCTTATCTGGGTTTAGAATTTTTGCGTCAAAACACTAACTAATGGTTAACATTTTAGTTAATCCGTTTTCAATGAATAAGTACTCAACGGAAACAGTTTTACCTTCACTATAAATTTTACTAACAGTTGGTTTACTGTCTATCTTAATATTGTTGTTTATGACTACTGTTATCGAATCATAGTTAGCAAAGTAAATGATAGAATCATTCTCATCCTCGTTTAGATAAACATTTATCTCACCTAACTTACCTTCTTTTCTAATCAAAGACTTTGAATTGTTTTCAAATTCAGTAAACCATTCAGATTCTTTGATTATATCAAATATAAATGCCGGAACTATCATCCAACTACAATCATGTCCAAAATCTAAAATAGATTTAACTAGATTATCATCTGTATTTTTGTTGAAAATCTTTTTTAGTAAATTTTGTCTAAAAAATTTAAATGTACTCTTGACTATCTTTTTTGAAGACTTTAGTTCGGATATAAATGTTCTATTCACTGCTATGGAAGCACATTCACATATACATTTATTAGTAAATATTGTATTATTCTTAGGAACATCAGATATAACTAAATGATTATTAGAGCTCTTCTGAGTCTTAACGATAAGTCTATGTGGTTTTAACTTATAATCTATTCTTTCAGTTATTTCCCTAACAATATGACCTTCTTTCACAGTATTGGTTGTTTCTATACTACCTACTGATTCTTCAACATATATTGTTTCTACTAACTGATTAACAACAGTTATTTTAGAAATCTTATTGATTATATTTTCTTCTTGATCTGTCTTAGTCAGCATTATTGAAACCTAAGTCTTTAGCTCTTTGTAAAAACTTCTCTGATATTTGAGAAAGTTTATTCGAGTAGTTTAAATATCTGCCGTCATTTTGCATTTGATTCGCAACTAATCCTCTTAGATTAGCTTCATTTGGATCTTTAACTCTTAAAGTATATGTTTCTAATAAATCAATAAACCTTTCATCTTCACTATATGTCTCAAGAAAAGACTTAATCTTTTTAACCTGTGGTAAATGTTCTTGTAAAAGTTTTGGCCTTTTAGACTTCTCAACAATCTCATCTATTCTTTTATCAATGCTTCTCCAATCATTACTTTCAGATTTTAGAGATTCTAATGTTTGGATTTGTTCATCTGATTTCTTACCATCCATTAAATCAAGAAGAGCCTCAACAAACATTTCCTTACCAGCAATACCAATTGAGCTATTCAATAACTCAGCTCTTGCCGAACCATATGATCTAATAGATAATAGATTATCCATAAGTTTTAATATACCAACCTTTAATTCATTAATCTCTTGTTGTTGCTTAGAGATTTCAATCTTTGGCTCTTCATTAACCTTTTGTCCTGTTATACTACTAAATTTTTTCATTTATTTATAGTTGTTATTTGTACTATATATTAAAAAAGAAACTCCATATTTTCATATGGAGTTTTATTTACCTAAAGGTTTGCTTTATAATCTTGAACATCATCTCTGACTTCCTCAGCGGTTCTTCTAAGAAGTTGCATAAACTTTCTAACTCTTACACCAGCTGTTTTATTACCCTTAATGAAAAACTTTTCGAAATCATCTTTTAACCTCACTTTCTTACCATCAATATCGATCTCTTCGGTTAATATCTTCAATAACTCGTCATATTTATCGAGATATTCATACATTTCATTATTCATATACTATTTTATTTTTTAGTATATATAGAATTTTTAAATTTTCCTCGCTTTAAATTTTAATCAACTTACCTTTTTAATTATCTCTTCATAAACCAGATTAGTCATCCATGAATCGATTCCGAAAATCTTCTGGTCTATTACAAAGATGTACAAATATTGCATCCTCGATTGGATAGATCTTATCTATACAATTAAGAACATATGGATCATGTATCCTCACATAATTATTATATATTGGAACAATATACTCCGCCATAACTTTCTGTTCATATGGGAACATTTTCCACTTTACATCATCACACATATTCCATATACCATCCTCAATTTTAACACCTTCTTTACTAACAAACTTAACCCCAGTATTAACCTTATAATCCCATGGCTTTTCATGGAAAAGATGATATAGTATATTTGGATCTGATAAATCAATTACCAACTCTATTCTAATATCAAATCTATTTACCCAAACATCAGTATCAATCCAGACAAACCATTTAGCATCTGGATATTCTATCTCTGCTCTTTTTAGTATAACACATCTGTTATAATGTAGATGATGTATTTCCTTTTTTACTGGAGGTGTTTCATCATAGTATAACTTATAACCATTCAAATCACAATAATCTTCAAGTGATTTTTTAGTATGTTTAGCAAATTTCTTATCTAATGGATAGTGACCACTTACTAATATAATATCCGATCCGTTTATCATTCGACATTAAAGTGTTTTCTTAACGTTTCTAATGTATTTTCCTTTGACTTATTAAAATATTTAGTTGAAGTCCCCCTTAATATACCAAGAGATGAAAATAACCTAAATAAATCCTGTACGTCCCTTGGTAATAAAATTACCCCATTCATTTTACATAAATCTATTATTGACTTAATAGATGGTAATCTATCATTTATTTTAGTCTCCTCAGTGAAAATAACATTAACAACAGAGTTACAATAGAACCACTTTTGATAAGCTGGGTTAGAGTCAATCTTTTCTTTTATTTCAATATAAGAACGATACTTATAATACTCATTGAAATAAACCCCAAAAAGTATAGTTAGTTCAACTAGAGTTGATATTATAACAAAGAAGAATGAGTTATTCTTATTCTCATCTTTCTTATCTTCTCCTTCTTTTTTCAACCCTTCTTCATAAGTCTTAATACTAGATACCAACTCTTCTTTATATAACTTGATCTTTGAATCATCCTCTTTGGATTGATCATCTAAATCTTTCATCAACTTCTCCTGTTGCTTAGTTACTTTAGACTCAACTATAGAAGATTGTAATTTTGTTTGCATCTCAATGAGTCCATTCTTATGAGTTTCTACTAAAGCAATCTTTTTATTTGTTTCCGATGTAAGTGAGTCCTCATATCTTTTTGTATCTGTTTTAATCTCGGTGTCTATTTGTTTAGATTTAGAAGAGAACTCTTGAGCACCTTTGATTGATGAATAAAAAGAAATAGAAACTATGATAAGACTGGTTATCATCAAAGGCATTACATCTTTATGATTAAAACTTTTATGTTTGATTTGTTGAAGTGAGAACTTATCAAATATTTCCCTTTTTAATAACTCCAATCCACCTAATAGTATTACCGAAGCAATACTAACTAGTATAGGATTGTTTGTAATAGCTCCAGATAATATCTTAGATATTAAAAAATATGCTAAAAATATAGAAGCAATATGTCCGAATATAGACAAGAAGAACATAACAGTATTAATGTTCTTAAAGCTTTTGCTAAAGTCTTGCTCTTGTACTGATTCCTGTAATTTTTGAAAATCACTTAGTTTCATCTTGTGTAATTATTTTTCCAGTCCATCTTTCCTTCCAAGAAAGTTTTCTGTTTTTCAACTGACCAATCTGATTTTCCAAATCAGCTTTTTTCGATAAGATATTATCAACTTCTTTTCTTTTTAATTCCTCGATTTCCTTTATCCTTTCAGACTTGGAAAGAATATCAGATTTAAGAAGTTCATTCCTACCGGATATCGTGCGGCAATAGTTTCTAAATTGAAACAATAGGAACCTATATTCATCCGGATTTAGACCTTCGTTAAAATCAGAGGTCATTAAATAATTAAGTATTTCTTCAGTTGATAGATTATTCATCATTAGGGTATATATATTTTTATTTAAATCCTATATCAGATATTGGAATTAACCTGCTTCTTTTCTTAATAACATCAACAACTTTAGTCGGTGTCTTGATCTTATTCTTACTTCCCAATGTCTTAGCAAGTTCAGAAGCCTTGGATTTATCAAGAGCATCAACCTCTATTATATCAATAAGATTATTACACTCAAATAGATTATGATCTACTAGGCTAACATTGTCCACGTTTAATATGGTTATTATGTTTAGATCAAAACTATCAGACTGAACACCATCTACCAACTGTAATAAGTTATTAGTGAATATATTAGACTTGGTATACAACTCACTAAAGTAGATTTCAGAATCATCAATAACTATAACCGAGTTCTTATATCTCTTAATAAAACTTCTGAACTCTGGGTTATTAACTGTTACTTCTATCATAGAAGATGGTATAAAAATAACTACCTTATCCAACATAGAAGCAATCCAGTTTACAAGTACGGTTTTGCCGGTTCCTCTTTCACCCCATATAATACTCAAACCTTTCGGAGTTTTCTTTATTGACTTAACTAACTTCTCGGCTTGTTTCATAACATCATCATTGAAATAGTTTTCAATGTTATCATAGTCTGCCTTTAGTAGATCTATTGAATCTATCTCCAATCCTGTTTGTGATATAGTTACTGTATTAATCCTAGTAAGATTTTCTTGACTTAGTTCTATTTCAACCTCCTCAAGTTCCCCAACTAACTCTTCTACACCCTCAACACCAGAATTTGAATAGTAAATAGCGACCTCACCGATTATTGCTTCCTCGGTTAGTTTATCGTATTGAATCCATGATACATAAATATCTTCAGTATATTTAACCAACACTTTTTCATTGACCATGTAGTCCGTACCAGTAGGAACTACTTCGGTAAATATACCAGTGTAGTCTTCTAACTTAGGTGAGAATAACTCTAGAAATTTAGATGTCTCATAGTTATTAAACAAAGACATTTTATTTGGACGTGAACCGAATATTTTCCAAACATAAAGGTAATCATTAACATTATTATCATCACGACTTATGTTAATATTGGGTTGTTCGACTTTTGTATTTTTTTGAGACATTATAAATTTATTTTTAATTTTTATATATATGTTAAATATAAATGTTTGAGATATGAATAAAGATGTAGAAACTATATTATGTTATAATATTTATATAGCTTCCGCTAATTGTGATAAACATAGGAGTTTAGCAAGAAATCTGTTTACATGGAGAATTAAAAAAGCGTTGAATAAGAAAAAGTCTCATCCAACGCGTTTTAAATTTTGGAAGCTTATATTTGGGGGCCGTTAACAACAGGCATACCCAAAGTCGGACCACCAAATCCCGGTAATGGTAGTGGAGTAACCGGTGAGTTAAATAACCCTTTTTGTTTTTCTTGTTCAATCAACTTCATCAAAAATTCTTCCTGAATCTTTTGAGCTTTCTTTTTTTGAATATTAGATTGTTCGTTTCTTTTAGCAATCTTCTTACGATGTTCTTTGGCTTTCTTACCCATATTAGTTAGATTTTTTTATTATATATCATTTTTATTAAAAGTCGAATATAAACTGGAAATTCTTATTCTCTTCCATCCATTTTTGTAACTCATCCCGATTTAAATCTCTTATATCTCTACCATCACTTGTCTTTATCTCATAGATAAAATTACTTGGTTGTATATTTGGATTAAAACTTTGAGTACCAGACGAAAAATAGTTACCATTTAACAAGTTCATAATATCCAATGGACTCAAATCATCATTTGTTTCCTTAGTTAGTTTAATATGAGGTGGTGGATTAATAATACCACCTATTCCAAAAAGAGCCCACATAAAGTCAACTATACCATTAAATATTCCCTCAAATATACCAAGTATACCATTTAACTGTAATAAAGGAATCATCTTTGGAATAGAAGAGTTTGGAAAAATCATACTTTTTATTTGATCTAAGTTGTAAGTAGGTAAATTTGTCCAAGGAAGTTTTGATATTTGATTCATATCAAAGCTACTTTTTGAATTTGCTTTAGCTCCCGGTATCCACTCTAATAAATACTTCTGTATATCAAAATTAATACCAGACAACCCAAACAAACTGGTTGGAACCGTTGGGTTGAAAAAGTCAGACATCCACTTAAACGAAACAAAGTCAACTATCTTAGATGGTAACTCAAAAGGATTTGTCAATCCTTTGAAAAAATCCATAATATATTGGACTATACCTAAAACTAACTTCAATGGTAAAGTAACCATACTCAAAACAAAATTCAGTATAGGTTGTATTCCAGCTAATGCTAATCCTTCTAAAGATTTTGCTAATAACTTTTTTAGTTCTGATATTTTATCCTTAATAAACTGGTTATTGGGATCAGACTTCTGAGCATCATTTAACGCATCAATCGCACTTGGGTAATCCCCTTGATCTTCATATTCACCAGCCTTAACCAATAATCCCCTCACATAATCAGTAACATAAATATAAGTGTAGTCGACTCCAGGTATGTAAACACCAGTTGAATATTGTATAGATATATCTTCTGAATAAACATTAGACCCAGCTTGGGTAGTGAACGTATTACTTGATAAGTTTGAACTATAAGATGTACTATTTGCTAACACACTTAGTTTCATTTGTTGGTTAATAATGTCATGACTTATTCCTAAAATTTCAGCCAATGTCTTATCCGTACTAGGCACCGAACCACCAAGTATAGGTAGAAATGGTATTTGTGGGGTATTAGTCAGTAAACTACTTAACTGAACCTTTAGTCCGAATTTTAACCCAGGCAATTTTATTAAATCACCAAATAACTTAACACTTGATACCCCATCCAATATAAACTTAGCAACTCCAGCGTCTGTTATATAAACATAATTTTTTAGACTAGAATTTTTTACATAAGATTTCATCTCCTTAACATCACTTGGAGTGGGATTTGTCTTAGACTTCGACCCAACCTTTTTTAAGTCATTAATGAAGTCTTTAGAAAAGAATCCAAAGTGAGATAATCCAACACCAGTCCCAAACTTATCGGTTATTATATCTAGAATAAATGTTGAAGGGTTCTTTATTAAATCTAATAATAAATCGATAGCTGGGAATAATTTAGTAAAAATCTGAATCATCAATGATATAAACGGTTTAATAGCTTTGATTGCATCTTTTATATGGTAGTTACCACCACCACCTATAGATCCCTCTGCTTGGTCTATTATACTAGATATTGGATTTTTATTCTTAGATGATAATACCCCCTCAACTATATAATATGTCTCAGTATCATCTTCACTAGTCATATATCGGTATATTTGTTCAATATCCTGATTAGCGTCAACGGTTTGGTTATTAGAATCAACCCCTTGCATCGGAGTACCGTAATAACCCTTAGAATAAAGTGTGTCAATCTGTAGTTGTTTGTTGGTTATTTGATTACGATCAATAATTTTACCAAACGGATTGGTTGAGTCCTTAACTCTTATTTCAGTTGGTGGTATAACTACTCTATTCTGCGATATACTCAAATCAGTTAATTTAATACTTACTATATTTTGTTGAATATCACTTGGAAGTAAAGAAACTAAATCATTAGCATAAACCTGGACATAGTCAAATTTTAGATTGTTAAAGAACAAAACTTTCCCATTTGGGAACGTTAAGAAATTTGGATTGTAATAAATGTCAACACTAAACACCCCATTTGAATAAACCCCTCTTTGTAAAGTATATACACCATTATTATTTGTTAAGACATAAGTATAATAGTTATCTACAAATGAATAACCAGATTTAAATTCGTCCGGTATTTTATAATATCTCATCTCCAGTAAGTAAGACTGTTTTAGATCAATATTATCCCAAGATATTTCCTTTACAGTTCCAGTTGTTGGTATATTTAAATTATTACCACTTAATGAATAATAAAAGTAATCATTATTAGATAGTGATATAGTCAAATTATTCTTAATAAATCTTACTATTGTAGTTGATACTTCATGGCCGGATATATCTGTATACTTAATATCAGTTGAAGAATCACATTTAATAAACTTCATATCATACTCAGAATCAGGATCAATCCAAATAGAACCGGAAGGCCCACTTATTTGTTTAGCCTCATAGGCATAGTTTATATTATAATACTGAGACGGAACATAACCCAACCCATTTGTATTACTATTGTTTGATATAGGCAGGAAACCATATTTTATTATATTATCAATATGACTTTGTAACATAGTAATTCCTTTCATTGAAGGCACACCAGAATTCGGTGTCTCAGATTGAGTACCAACTGTAGTCAACATAGTTGATAGCTGTGTAAGAGCAGAATCCTTTTGAGACTGTGTAAGACCTTGTTTATCCATTTTTTTACTAGCATCATCTAAAAAGTATTGTAAGTAGTAATTACGAGCAACCTCATTATTTGTTGTTATCTGATTATAGTTACCATACCACTTTCCACTATTGTATAACCAAGGAAGCTTTGACTTAATCTGATCCTCAGTTAATGGGGTAAATTGACTAGATGAAGTACCAACTGTATAAACCGCAAATACAACATTATCTGGTTTACCGTCATCATCTGTTGGTATGGATTGTGTAGCATTAGAATCAGGTAGAGTTATTGAATCATCTTTAATATATCTATACTCATATTTATAATCAACCCCCTCTTCATACTGACCTGTTGAGTAAACTATAGACTGTGTTATAGATGTATATCCTTGTGGTAAGTAATCATATGTAGTAACATCTGATTGACTTGATTGGGACAGACCTGTATTAGAGTTAGAAGTTGTAGTAGTATCTGATTTTCTTATATTGGATAGACTATTTAATTTACCTAAAGAATTACTGAAACTATTAGTACCTCCATATCCAAGAGCGGCTGGATTTCCAATCGGCTTAGCAGATGAACCACCAAATGCTAAAACCCTTGCGATTATATCTTCAATAAGGACGAAATTGTTTAAAACTATTTTAGCTACCTCTATGTAAGGTTTCTGTGTCTCAAATATAGAAGTAATAAGAGCTTTCTCCAAGGATTTAAGACCACCTAGATTACCACTACTAACCCCCATTGATATATCACCTGGGGGTACTTGTATTCTACCGTCTTTAAGGTATTGTTCATGTGGTCTATTAAGAGTGGTTCCAGTGGCTTTTGTAAATGTTTTTAACTGGTTAACATTATTCATTTTACCGATGTTTTTCATTAACATCTTTTTCTGAATACCATCAGCAATACCAATATCACCTTGGGCGAATTTAATTAAATACTGGATATCTGTAACAAGTAGAACTGGTTTAGGAGAAGGTTCTCGTGAATCACGAGGGTAATTTACAAGGGTAAAATTTATAGCCATACGTTATATATTATGGTATAATAACTACGTCCTTTGGTTGTATATAGATACTGGTTTATTAACATTTATACCATGCTGCCAAGTACCTAATTTTAATGAGTTTTTATTATTGAATCTACCTCTAAGTTGTCCGGTTTGTAAATCAGTTAAATAAACATGGAATTGGTCTGCGTATTCATCATCACTATTAGGATTTGTGAAATATTGTTCATCTGCCTCAAAGTCATCAACCGAAGATATAATACCAAATCCCCATCCACGACCTTTAAGATCTTTGATAATACGTTCATAGTCGTATTTATCTTCCATCATTTCATTAAACCTCATTATTCTCATATTTATTCTACTTTGTAGCCATGACCCCCATTTATATAATAAAGTCTTGTAGCATTATAAGCTTTTCTGTTTTCAAGTATTTCTCTCATAAATTCAAGAGCATTTAAAAAGTCTGGATTTTCATCAGCTGTATGAAAGTTTCTAATACCAGATTCATCAATCATCGGTTCAAAGTTCTTATTAAACTCCCTATTTATCTCATTTATATAGAAGTTAGCTGCTTTCTCTTTAGTTGAGAAAACTCTAGTAGATTCTATATCACCATCATAATAGACTATATTAACAATCCAAACCTCATTAAGATTAGAAGCTTCCTCAAATAGTTTAATCCTCTTCATTAGGCATTGTAGTCATTTTATCTGAAACTATTTGGCTGAAGTTATCAACTGGTTCAAAATGATACTTAGCTGATAACTTACCAGACATTTCACCACCACTAAACCTAACTGATACAAAACAGTTAATCAATGGTTTTTTATCTAGATCAAGTCTTATTTTAATAGTAAAGTCATTGTTTTCTTCTTCCTCTTCATCAACCACCATCTTAACATGGTAATCAAATAAAGTATCTATATCTTCAAAGTGATCTCTAAAGAACTTCCTTGGAGGTATTTGGTTAAACGAGTTACCTTTATCTCCTAAATAGAATACAGGTCTTTCTAAACAACCCATCTTTTCAACAATGGTTTTTATAAGTTTCATCTTAACATTACCAGTACCCATTTTAAATCCGTCATCTAATTTCTGGATGTCGTCAATCGAGTTAGCTGATAATGATTCAGTTAATAAATGTTCTAATATCTTAGAGTTTAAGATAAAGATTTTCTTTTCCATCCATTCATTATAAACTCTATCAGTATCTAAGAAACAAGAATCTTTATGTTTCCATATCTCCGACATTAAATCAGAAAACTTTAAAATGTTTTTATCAAACTCTTTAATATGTTCTCCTAATGTTTTATATCTTGGATCTCTATGTTTTAGTTCATAATACTCAAAATAACCAAGAGAATCCATTCTATTTGGTTCAATGAACTTTTCAATGTGTAGTTTAATGTTTCTATTAGCATTCTCATATATTATTTTAACCCAGTCTTGAGTTAGTTTATCCCACTTCTTAATGTAATCCTCATTATACATCTTTTCAGTATCATTACCGATTAAATCATCAGCAAATTTATTGAAAGAAGCTGATTTAGAACTACTTAATCCTTTATTTAAAAATAAACTAAACTGTCTACCATCTTTTAATTCTATTACTATATCTTCATTATGATCTTTATCACGATTAGGACCAATCCAATAAATACTTCTGATTAGATCCTCTGTTAGTTTTTGATCCGGTAATATTTTATCAATAATATTACGAGCAGTTATTCTAGCATTAATAAGTGTATTCCAATCATCTTCTATATTAAACTTAACATCATTGAATACAGCATTGATCTTAGCTGACTCGTCATCTGATATACACTTATCATCTTGGAAGATTCCTAAGTGTAATCTGTTTTTAGCCATTAATAGATTTTTAAGATCTGTTGTAAATACTTGAGAGTTCTCTGAATATCTAGCCTTTAGTCCTCTATCAAGAACATTGTCTAAAAACTCATTATTGATTAGTACCATACATGTACAGATTTCTGATACAAGATTTTTAGGCTTATATGTAGATTTAGATTCTGGCTCAGGTTGGGCTTGAACTTGCATTATATTATTTTGAGCTTCTAAAAATAAGTGGTATTTTCTGATGACTTTCATTATTGTTTAAAACAATTTTAATATATATATTAAAATCAAATCATCATTTTGTTGAAACATTTAAAAACATTCGAATCCGCTCCAAGAAAACGAGAACTAACTACTGGACTAACTGAAAACGAATACTATCAGAAGATTTCCGAATTTGCTTATGAAAAAGTAAAACATGAAGTTTGGAAACCCTTGATAAAATCCAGTATTCTAAGTCCCAAATCAGATGATGAAGTAGATGAATCTATTTCAAATCCTTTTACCCAACACGAACTAGAATATCTTGATAAAATAGGTAAGATAGAAATAACACCCCATAGAACTATTATTGTAAGGATGATATATGATTGGGGATTTATTTATATGATGAAACAACCAGATGATTGGTTCTATATCAAAATAAACTATAAAGATAACTATAGCTTCTTAGTTGATAAATTTTGGAAGTGTGACCAGTTTGATGGACTTAAACATCTATTAAAAAACATAAGTATTAAATAATATATACATAATGAAACATCTTAAATCATATCTTAAATACTTAGAATCTATTAAATTTGATCTAGCAATCGTTAATGTTGATATCAATGAATCATTAGGCATATACTATGAGAATATACTTAAATCTATTGGTGCTGAAGAAATAGATATGTTCGATACATTTAAACTACCTAAAGATGATTTCGAAAAGAAACTAAACCTAGATATACTTACCGCTAATCCAGAGTTTATTAACTCACTAGCAAGTATTGGTCTAAAGAAGTCTAACCTAATGAATACGGAGGATTTCGAGACATTTGTTAATAAACCATCAAGATTTATGTTAATCTATCGTGTTGAAGCAAATGAACTAGAAAACCCTAACTATATTCTATTCCAATCATTTAATCAAACATTAAATAAGTGGGAAGATTGTAAGTTATTTAAGGTAAATGGAGATATTAAATCTTTTTATGATAAGTTATCTTCAAGAGTTATTGAGGTAGAAGATGGTGATAATAAGTATATTTATAATACATCTAATGGTAATGAGTGGACACTTCAAAATCCGGATAAAGCAAATGATATCTTCAAGAAGTATTTTAGAAAAGATGAATTTGAAAAGCTTATTAATGATAATAAAGTAAAGATTAATATTATATAATGAAACACATAAGGAGGTTTAATGAATCAAAATCATTTTCATTAGAGGATGACTTGTATGTATTCTTTGATATCGATCCAGATGTTAAAGAGGAGACCAATGATTTACATTTTTTAATATTTGATAACCGTGAAGTAGAAAGAGTTAAAGATGATAAATTTAATCCTGAGGATCTTAATAAATATTTAAGTTCCTCTCGATTTAAAAACTTTGAATTTTTGTTTGATCTAACAGATGACGGTAGAATAGTAATTCTATTGGTTACCAAAATATTTGTATCTCAACATCAAAACTTATTACTTAGAAACCTTAAAGAAGAAGATCATCCATTAAAAATTCAATTTGATGAATATCGCTCTGTATCTGGTATGTCTGAAATTTATAACGACGCTAAAATCTATAAAGGATTACCGAGTCATTGTTCTCTAGTCAAAGGATTAAACTATGATAAATCTTATGAGTTTTGGAATCATGAAACAATGGATGATCCTATGTATATAGATACTAAAACCGAGTTACAATATGTGATATTTAAATCATCTATTTAAGTATCTGTTTCTTTACTATTTACATAATCAAATAGTAACTTTTCTATAAGTTTTGATCTTTTATACCCTTTTTTAGTAGATATATCATCTACTTTTTTTAGTAAATTTTCATTTATGTTAATAGTCAATGAAGGCTTTTTCTCTTCTATAGATTTTCTATTTCTACCCATATCTATTATATATTAATTCATTATAAAAGTTATAAAACTATGTCGAGGGACATAGTTTTATTTTATATATATACTATGAAAAAGAAAAAGAAAATATCTGTTTCAATAAACAGATTTCTATTAGAAAAAATAGAAAAACTAACTACGAATAAAAGTAGACTAATAGAACAAATCCTATTAGACTATCTAAATAAATCGGGAATAAAAACAGATGATATTATACTATGATATACAAAACTTGTAAAGTATGTAAAATAAACAAAGATATAAATGACTTTACCAAATGTAAAGAGTGTAGAGATGGATATACAAATCAATGTAAGAAATGTATATATGATAAACTAAGATCTCGAATAGAAAGTGATAGAGAAAAATTTAACAAAAAAGCTAGAAATTGGAGGCAAAATCCAGCAGCTAAGGGTAAAATATCCAAATATAACAAATCATATGGTGAAAAAAATAAGGATTTGAATAAAATTAGAAGAAAAAAATATACAGAAGAAAATAGAGATAAAATTAGAGAATACAATAATCAATATACAAAGGAACGTATGTTGAATGACCCTATTTTTAAATTAAAAAAGACCATAAGATCTAGAATTAAAGAAGTGTTTGATAGTAAACAATATACAAAAAAATCAAAAACACATGAAATACTCGGATGTTCATATGATGAACTAATGGTCTATTTAGAATCCAAATTTGAACCATGGATGACTTGGGAAAATAAAGGGTTGTATAATGGAGAACTAAATTATGGATGGGATATAGATCATATAATACCTTTATCTTCAGCTAAAACTGAAGAAGATATTATCAAATTAAATCATTATACTAATCTACAACCACTATGTAGTAAAATTAATAGAGATATTAAAAAAGATAGAATTACCTGAGTATCTGTCTCTTTATATAATGTAAAATGATAATCTCCTTTTCATTGATATTATTACATTTAGCCCAGTTAAAAACATATGTATTCTCAAGGAATTGAGACTTGGTTTTTATAGTAGAGATTTCATCCTTTATTAGATTAGTTTCCTCTTCACTTATATCATATGGTATTCCTAACTTATCACATATCGTTAGTATTGGTAATAGACTATCATTATCATATGCCTTAGTTGCTTCCATATAAAGTTCTTTCAAATAGAAGTCATTTACCTTATCAGGATGAGTTGATTTAACTATATTTCTATATAAACTTTTAAGTTTTGGATCTTTAGGAACCGTCACTATTTCATAGTCTTCCATATTTGGTTTATATGAAATAGGTTCAGCTGTCTCGACCAATGTCTCGACTATTGGATCGTTATTAGTTGGGATACTAACTTCAGACACTTTTGTCTTCTCATCAAAAAGGTTTTTTAACTCTGGATGTCCTTCTAAGAATATATTAACGTCTCTTATAAACTCGGCGTCGGCTCCGACAAGAAGCTCTGACTTATAATCATAATCAGATTTAACAAAATCTAACTCTTTAATTAAACGGTGTATTTCTAGTTTGCGAATATGTTCCACTTACATATATATCATAAAGTATCCTTTTTGATTAAAAAAATTTAATATATACTTTATGAAAAATTTTACAATAGAAGAATTAGTAGAGTTAAGAACTAAGATGATCCTTGAGAAAAAGGATACTACAAGTATCAACTTACTTATTGAATCTAAAGAAATGGAGTATTCTCAATATATTAAAGAAGACGGTGCTACTGGTGGTCCTTCTGGATCTGTTAATGCTGCATCAGTTGGATATGGTGGTGGTGGAGTTGCTTATGCTAATGCTGCTACTGGTGGTATGGGTGCTATAACAGCTGCTCAACCAGCTAACACGGCTGGTGTTACTACAGAACCGGGTTATACATCAGGTGGTGGGAAAACTGGCTCTGGTGATATAGGAGTTCCTTATAATGCTGGCGGAACTAAAGTATTTCAAAAAGTACCAGCTGATAATAGAACCGGTGCTTCTACTAATAGGAGAAGAAAGAATAAAATATTAGCTGGACTTAAAAGTGTATTTGCTAAAAGACAAGACTTCACTGCTAGTCAGGGCAAAAGAACTTCACCAAAAGTTATGAACTTTGGAGACTTTCAAAAAGATAAAATAAATACCGTAACAAAAGTAGATCAATAATATGAAACACATTAAGAGATTTAACACATTAAATGAGGCGTCTTCAACACCCCCACCAATAGATCCAAGAATCAGAAGGGAAAAGCAAGACACCGAAGTTAGAAATAAACAAATGGTTACTAGAGAGTGGCTTGAGAATCATCCCTTTGATGGTGTTGAAAGCATAAGTGCTAACTCACACTTTGTGACTATTAATTTTGATAGAGGTTATATTAGCATATCTAATCTAAAAGAAAACTTCTATAACCCAAGTGGTGCCAAATCATATAAGATGAAGGAAAAAGAATCTGTATCTTCTAATCTAACATCGGATAAATGGAGAGAATTGATTAGTAAAAAAGATGAGTTCCTCTCATGGGTAGATAAGTTACTTATCTTCTGTGATATGGATAGACAAGCAATGAGACAACTATTAGTATTAATGTCTGAAAAAGAAAGAAATAATTGGTAAGTTATTCAAATAACTTACCAATTTTTTTGTCCCTATCCGTTTGAGTTATTATACCTTTAATAATTGGAGTCTTTTCCAATTCAATAATAGTATGATATATTCTAAAATATCCTGGTTGGTGTTCCAACACATATGGGATTTTTAATAAGTCAAAATCAGGATGTTCTAATATACAATATTCTTTTATAGCTTCCATTCTAGCATCTTCCCAACTCATATCGTTATCAAGATTCCCAATTAACTTACCGATTATTGGAGTAAGGTGTTCCATATTAATTATATTTATAGTATTCCCCTTGAGATTCCAACTGGTAAATACCATTTTTATTTCTTTAAGCGGGTAAGTGTTGTTAGGATCTTTAATCGACCATTCACCGGGTCCGATAGTTCCCGCATTTGCTTTGTATATTGGTTCCATATCATTTATAAACTTATAATAATATTTTGTTTATAATAATAAAAATATTTTAATATGCCAAATACCAAAAAGGAGAAGATGATTATCCTAGGTGCTAGTGGTAGTGGTAAGGATTTTCTACTTCGTGAGTTAGTTAAAAAAAGTCTTAGATACTCACCAAAATTCACCACACGACCTAGAAGATCTCTAGAAAGAGAAGGCATTGATTATAATTATATTAACAACGATAAGTTCCTAACGATGAAAGATAAGGGAGAAGTTAAAGTTTATCAAAGCTTTCCAATCGGAAATGAGATATGGTACTATGGTATAACTAAAGAGAACTTCAATGATAATCAAGTATTCATAATGACTCCACATGAGTTATCACAATTGTCTGAAATTGATAGAGCTGGTATATTCATAGTTTATTTAGATATACCAGAAGATGTCAGAAGAAAAAGAATATCTAACCGTAGTGATAATAACGACTCGGTTGAACGCCGAATAAGAGCAGATGAATTAGACTTCGAGGGATTTAATACTTATGACTTAAAGATAACTGATCCGGAATTTGATGCAGATTCTCTTTATGAGTTAATGGATTAATCTATAATGATTTTTTATACTCACTTTCCCATATAGAAACTATATTATATCCTTTATTGATAAGGTTTTTTTCCTTATTAAGAGTTTTCTTATATAGATACCCAAATGTTGAATTGGTGAGGGGATTTATATTATTTGGATTGTAAATATTTGGATTACCATGCCAAAAATCACCATTGAACTCATAAATTGTATTTGTTAATGGATCATATCCATCAACAATATATTTACCTATTTTATATTGTCTATGCTCATTTTTGATACTTAATGAGTCTAACCATTCTGTCTCTAATTTAGAAATCGATATTTCAGATCCACAAGATTTACATCCGAATCCACGTATATGATCATTTGCTATTTGTTTAAATATACCATGTTTGGGACAAATTATTTCAAGTTTTAATTTAGATGATTCATATTTTGTTATTGAGTAGTCATATTTATTATTATGTACCATATTAGAATAATCAATAAATTCAATTGTTGATCGCTTTCTATTTTTTAATGAACATTTAAAACATCCAAACCCTCTCAAATGTTGACTAGCGGTTTGTTCAAACAATCCATGTTCTTTGCATATTATTTTAATCTTTGAATGAGATCCTTTATATATTGATTGAGAGTAATCATACTTATTTTTATGTTTATTTTTGCAAATTTCGATGAAGTTATCTGTTGTTATTTTTTTACACAAAGGGCAACCTTGTCCTCTTAAATGGTTTTTTGGTGATTTCTCAAACACTCCATGTTTTTCACATATAATTTTAACCTTATTGTGTGTAGTGGAATAACATACCATTGAGTAATCATATTTATTATTGTGTATTGTATTAGATGATTCAACAAATTTTAAAACAGATGTTCTTCTATTATCATTTTTGCATTTTTTGCAAGAGTTTCCAATTAAATGTGAACCAACTCTCTGTTTAAAAATTCCATGAGTTGGACATATTATACACACAATTGAATCATTATTTGTAAAATATACAAGAGAATAATCATACTTATTATTATGGATATCATTTGACCTTTCGATAAATTCTGATAATACTATTTTTTTCATATTGTATATATTAAAATCCAACCCATTACTTTGTCCATTATAATTTTTATGGTTCTGTAAAAATTTTATTACCATCTGTGAACTTTAATCCCTTTAACTGTCCATTAATGGAGTTACAAATATGCTCACTGTTACTAATAGTATTTTCTAATATTGAAAGCATTATATTCAATATAGAATATATTTTTAATAAATTCTTTTCAGAAGTATAAAACTGACTATCACAAACACCACTTATTAAATCTATTGTAAGTGATATTATATCATTATTCTTTATCTTCATCTTCTCAATAACTATCTTAGGTATTCCACTATTTTCCATTTCCCTTTCATAGTCGTAGATAGTATCATTAATAAGAGTTAATAATGAGTTCCAAAGAGTAGGATCATCCATAGTCTCAAACTTTTTATCATCAACATATTTCTTAATATTTTCTTTGTGCTTTTTTAGATAAATAGATAAGTATTTTCTAAACACAACAGTTCTATACTCAGTTGAAAACTGAATAGTTGGGACTCTTGAATACATCCAAAAGTCAATATACTTAAAGATTTCATGGTTTAATATATCGGATTCTGTTATAGTTCTAATATTAACAGTCTCCGTTTTTTTCTTCATTACTTTATCAAGAAAACGATCACTTATTTTAGTCATAAAACTATTGAACCATGTGGACTTAGTTAACATAAGGACAAGAGTATAAACTACACCAGCTAGTATAGTAACCATCACACTTTGACCCAAATGTTTTTCAAAATATTGAAATATATCTTTCATATTAATATATATTAAAATTGTAGACCAATTTTAATTAAGAGCTTAGAATTTTAATATATATTCAAGAAACATAATATATCACATGAATTTAACCGAGTTAAGTTTTAGTAAAGTAAAAACACAAATAGAATCATTTCTACAACAGGAGTATTCCAAGTCGGGAATACTGTATTCTAATGCTAGTCCATATGGACAGATACTATCTGTCGTTGAAAACTTATATCAATTATCTTTTCTTTATCTAAAGAATAGTATTAAGCAATATGACTTGTCTAACTACAACTCACTTAACTCCAGAATAATCAGAAACGCTGCCATATTCGCTGGACATATTCCGGGTAGGAATATAAGCGCAACCGGAACGTTAAAGTTTACGCTAAAAACATCAGCTGATCCTTCAACTGATATACCCGGCTCAAGACTAACATTAATAAATCATCAAACTCTAAAAAATAAAACCAATGGTTTATTCTATTCAATAAATTTAGGAACAGATAAACAATCTTATAAGATATCAACCAATTCAGTATTCTATGTGAATATTATTCAAGGTCAGTGGGAGATAACAACATTTACAGGCACGGGACAAGAAAATCAGACATATCAAATATCATTAAGAGGTAATCAAAAAGATGTAGAACAATTTAACTATTTAGTTCTTGTAAATGGTCAATATTGGACTGTTAAAAAGGGTATATATGATATGTTACCTGACGAACAAGCTTGTGTTATTAGAACAGGATTTGACGGTGGCATTGATGTTATATTTGGTAACTCTGGTTTTGGAGCTATCCCACCAATTGGATCGGTTATTAAAGTAAACTATTTGGTAAGCGATGGTTCTGTTGGATCTATATTTAGAAGGACATTAAATGACTGGACTTTTGTAGACCCAGCAACTGATGGATTTGGTAATACCATAGATTTATCTAAATACTTTGATGTATCCATCTATACTGATATTAACTTTGGTGCTGATAAGGAAACAACCACTTTTACCAAGAATGTTTTACCAATAGTAAGTACCAATTTTGTACTAGGACTTCCTCAACAATATGCTTATGCGATTAAAAGACTAGGAGTATTCTCTTATGTAAATGCTTATGAATCATATGGTACTGTTTATATAGTTGCTGCACCAAATGTATTGCTATTCAAGAATGCTAACTCTGATTACTTCACAATAGATATTAGAGCTTTTGAACTTGATTCATATGAAATATCTAAAATAGACTTGTATTTAAGAACTGGTGGTAATATTTTATTATCACAGAGATATCAAATAAGCTCACCTACCTTATCTTATTATGTAATGAATGTATTTGTTATAACTTACTCCGATGCTCAAATGGACTCGGTTAATGCTCAAATACAAGAAGTCGTGTCTAACTACTTTTTGAATTTTACTAGATTGGATAGAGTACCTAAAAGTGACCTAGTACAGTTAATATCACAGATAAATGAGATATACTCAGTTGATGTATCTTTTATCAGTAAGAAGAATGAAGACTACCACATTAGGAATATAACAGCTGATACAAATAGATATAACCAATATACTTCAAAAGCTGCTTTGAAACTGGTAAGACCTAACCCAACATATAACAAGAGTGAATCATTGGGATTAGATCCAATACTAGGAGATATTATTTTTAAACCAAGTGAGATACCTGTTATTAGAGGTGGTTGGTCAGATAGAAATGGTATATACTATTCAGATCATATAGATGATTCTGGACTAAAGTCACTTAATATAATAAATAAGGGAACTATTGACGCTAATAATAGACCACAAATACAATAATAAAATATGTACTACGAAGAACAATCACTACCAGAGTTACACACTCTGAAACATAGATGGGATGATGATAAGAACTATGTTGATTATGAAAATAAAATACTTAATAATACTTTATCTCCGTTTATTTTCTCAAGTGATCTAATGAATAGTTTTTTACAGAAGTTACAGAGACCGGTATCTATACTTTTTGATAACTTTAACATCATTAAGAACTTTAAAAACTATAATGTAGATAAATACTATTATAAACATAAGCATTAATTTAAAAAAAGATAAAAAACCAGATTGATTCTTTAATATATAAGTATATTAAGATAAAAGATAAAAAACCTATGATTAAAAAGTTTTCAGAAATGAGTGGACCTAACCCAGGTAAAGAGTCAACTAAGAAGCCAGCTTCTAGTCCAGTTCAACCTGATGTAGACTCAGATAGACCTATGAACCCCAACCTTCCTTATAACAAGGAAAAGGTTGAGAAGCCTATGTCTACAAAGTATATGATGCCGAATGCTGATACTGATCCACAAGAACCGTTTAGTGATATTAAGGTTGCTAAAAAAGATGATACTAATGAAAATGTAAAATTCTATGGTAAAGTTGCTAAACTTCCTAAGGGAACAAAAGCTTCTAAAGGATATAATTTCTTAGAGAATGTAAAGGTATCTAAATCTTCTATCTGGTATTTAATGGTTGAGAAACAAGACAACGAACTTCAAATGGTTAAGTATAATCATAAGAAAGGTGTTAACCTTAGTGAGTTTGTAACTGATTTGAAAACATATTATATATCTAAGTATAAGAGCAATCCAAAGGTTTGTAAAATGATCGAAGCAATCGAGGTTGATGGTAACGATAAATACTCTTGGATTAAAAATATTCCACTGGTTGAAGTTGAAGGAAAGAAAATGATTTCTAAAATCACCGAAGACTTAATAAAACTTTTAAGTAAATAATGAAACATTTAAGAAAGATAAATGAAAATAGAGAAGATATAGTAAATTCATCTTTTCACTTCCTAATCCACTCTGGTGGACACAAATTGTGGCAAGATAAATTCAACAAAGGAATCGAATTTTTAAAATCTCTTAATCTTACAGATGAACAATATAAGGAGTTGGGAAAATTATGGGAAACCTACGAAGATTTTGTAATAGAAAGGGAAGACACTAAGGACGCATACAATGAAGAATATTAAAAAGACTCAGATTACTCTGAGTCTTTTTCATTTAATAAATCATTTAACTTTTCTTCTCTTTCCCTTGATGTAGAATAATACTCTATACGAATCTGTGTTATCCTACCCATTCTTTTATTATCTGGAATCGGTATAGTACTTGGGAATGTTATTTTTAAGACTTGTGTTGGTACATTATAATGAAATCCACACATATACTCCCAATCATCCTCAATAATAGCATATACTGATGATATACTATTTGCATCTATATTAATGACGCTCTTGACTCCATGTGAGTATATCCCAGAGTATGGACTCCAAGTAAGATAATCATAATCAATATAGTCTTTATATAGTTTCATTTAATATATCATCTATTTTCTCATCTCGTAAGTCGTTTAGATTAATAAAGTGTTCATTAAAAGTATCTAAACTGTAAGGTCCTAGATAAACTGGGTTAGTAAGCGAATACTTATTAAATATCCTATCTTCAATAAAATACCCTTCCTCCTCATTTCGTATATCACTTACTGCGCTCAGCAAATGATAATGATAATCATCACCTAAATTAAAAACTCTAAGACCTCCTGCAGTTAAATCCTTCTTACATCTTACTTTCATCCAATAACTTTTAATATATGATCTACCCGATCTTCGAGTTTTATTAGACTCATATCGTTATGGGTTATATTCTCCAGTTCTAAATAAGATTTAATCCATCTATCAATTTTAACAATTTCTTCTTTGTTTTGATATCTAATACCATCTTCAGTGTCAGTATCGATTGACGGAACATAAAAAATGTAGTCGATAAAGTTAATATGCTTTAGAATTTCTTTTTGTATATGATTAATTGAGGCTATATCTTTATTTGAGAGTTTACTAGGGTATAGAGATCTATAGTAGAAATAATTCAAAATAGAGCTAGAGTCACATATAATATAATCTTTATTTTCCAAAAACATCTTCTCTCTATTTAATTGTTTATAAAATATAACTAATTGATCAATTGGCTCATTTGGTATTCCATACTCTGCGATATAGTCAGTAGATACCTCGGAAATAAACATAGAATTTTTGCCCATTTTTTTCAGCCTAGTATGAACTTCAGCAGCAAGAGTTGATTTACCAGACGCCGGCGGTCCAAATATTTGAATTAATTTTCCTTTCTTCATTTATTTTATAAAATAAAATATGGGTAAAGTTTATATATAGATAATGGGAATATCTAATAAATATAATAAAGACGAATTTGTAAGGAGAGCTAATTTAGTTCATAATAATAAATACGACTATTCTTTATCTGATTATAAAAATAGCCGAGATAAAATTGATATTTTATGTCCTAAACACGGTATATTTAGACAAATGCCATATAATCATTTACAAGGAAAGGGATGTAACTACTGTTCTATGAATCAAAAAAATACTATTAATGATTTTATAGATAAGTCGAATAAAAAACATAATAGTAAGTATAACTACCCCGATAAAAATTACATAAATAGCGTAACCCAAATATCCATAGAATGTCCTAATCATGGAGTTTTTAGACAAACTCCCGGAAATCATTTAAGAGGAGTGGGATGCCCAAAATGCAGTGGGAACAGAAAATTAACAACCGATGAATTTATAGATAAAGCTAATAAAAAACATAACTTCTTATATAAGTACCCCAACTTAAACTATAAAAACTATGATAGTGAAATAGATATAGAGTGTCCCAAACATGGAATATTTAAACAGATAGTCAGAAATCACTTGACTGGAAGAGGATGTCAAAAATGTAGAAATTCTAAAGGTGAGTTAAAAATATCAGAAATTTTAAGCAAAAATAATATAAAATACAAAAAAGAATATACATTCAATGATTTAAGACACAAAGATTTATTAAAATTTGACTTTGCTATTTTAGATGATAAAGAACTAATAAAATATCTAATAGAATTTAACGGACAACAACATTATGACTTTAAGAAAAAGTTCCATAAGGATTATGATAATTTTATTATAAATAAACATAGAGACAACCTAAAGATAGACTACTGTAGAAGGAATGGATATAAGTTATATATAATAAGATATGATGATAATATCGAAGATATTATGAATAATATATTGAATGACAATATGTAAAAAAGAGGGTTAAAACCCTCTTTGATTACATAAAGAACTGTGAGTTTGAATTTATCTTCATAAGATCTTCCGGTGTGAAATACTGTGGAGACTTCTTCATTACTTCTTGAAGCTCCTTATAGTTTGCACCTGCTTCTTCTTTCCTACCAGTGTAGAAACAAGCTGCTGCATGTACCTCAAGGAATCTCCATACATAAAGTGATTCATCAACGAATAACAAACGACCAGGATAAGGGTTCTTACCATGGAATAACCCTTTAGCTGACTTAGTATAAAGGTAAGCCATATGCCATTCACCTACACTTAGATAGTAATCTATGATTGCTTTAATAGGTTCCGCTCTAAGTGGATCCATTGCATAAGCTTTAAGTAGTTCTTGGTGAGTTTCATTCCAAGGAAATTCAAGAGCTCTCATAATAGTACCTATACGGAACTGAGAATAGAATCTCTCCTCTTCATAACCATCCATACGATTAACCCTTTCACGGTAGTACTTCATACTTCTACGAAGTCTTTCCTCATTCTCAGATCTGTTATCTGGAATAGAAGCTGAGTCATGATAAGACTGTGCTGTATAGAATACCCAACGAGCATTTCGATCTTTGTTATCGATATAATCTTCAAGAATAGCCGAGTGCTTCTTATACTTATCCGCAATATTCCCTTTCCAAGAACCACCATCCATTTGTACTTTAACAGATATACCTTCCATCAAACCAGAAGTAATATTCTGTTGATCACATACAATGAACTCATGGACGCACCCATACCACCTGTATGGTAGTTCAGTTCTCCAACATTCGTTACGAGTGTATTTCATATTACCAATAAAGGTATTGAACATGTAAAGATCTTTATCAAGTTTATTCTTATTAAACGAAGGTTCAACTTGTAACATTTCATCAGCATCTAACCAAAAAGCATACTCTGATTTATCTTTAATCATTTCCATCGCATAGTTTCTACTATTTTCAAAATTATCAAATGGTCGCTCATATACAAATGTTGGAATATTGTTATCAACCCCCCATTTTCTTATAATGTCCTGTGTACCATCTGTTGATCCAGTATCAACTATAACTACACAATCAACAATTTGCTTTATAGTATTAAGCATTCTTTCTATTACATGAGCTTCATCTTTAACTATTTGTGATAATCCTAATTTATATTTTTTCATTATACTATTTTATTTTAGATTTATAGATAAAAATGAGTTTTTTGTTTTAATATATAATGTAATAAAAAGTAATAAAATGTATGGTAATATATAAAGCCACTTTTCCTAATAATAAAGTGTACATCGGTAAAACTAAAAACTTCAAGAGCAGAAAATATCAACATATATGGAACAGTAAGAGAAATGTTAATAAACATTTGATTATGTATAAAGCCATAAGAAAATATGGCGAAGAAAATATAAAATGGGAAATATTATGTGAGTGTGATAATTTTGAGGATATGAAAGAAAAAGAAATTTTCTTTATTAAATTATACAATTCGACATCACATAAATTTGGATATAATATGGTTTGTGGAGATAAAGAGGATTATAATAAAAGAGAAAATTTTAATAAAGAATACCAATTAGATATAATTAAAAGAAAGCTAATATCTAACGGACATGATCCATCGAAATACATAGAAATAACAGATGAACTATCACTTGAGATATTAAATGATTATGGTAAAATTGGAATAAGAGGATTGGCAAATAAATATAAAATATCAAGACAAAGACTAACTAGATTTATTAAATCAAAAGACATTGAAATAATTAAAGATATGGCTACAATTACAAATTCAATTAAGATAGATGATAGTTTTATTAAAACTGTAATTCAAAAGTGGCAAAATGGTAAAACAATTAAAGATATATCAAGTGAAGAAGGACAAACAATACAAACAATAAGTCGAATATTACACGATTCTAACATAAGAAAATCAAAAAGATTTAAAAATGGAAAAAGATATGACGGGAGACAACCGAAAAAAAGCAAACCTAACAATACGATTGGACACTAATCTATTAGAAAGATATAAGTCTCTATGTGAGAAAAATGGATTCGATATGTCCAAAAGGTTAAGAAAATTTATAGAAATGGAAATTAAATCCGAGACTGGTCAAGGCTTTAAGTTTTAAGTTTATCAGATACTAAAGAAATCTCCATTACTATCATATTTTGATATTTTCTTTTGATATTTACCATAACTCTCCATAATTTTTTTAATCCGGTCAAGTTCATCAGTCGATGTATTTTTCATTCTAGAGGAATTTGATAATGTTATTATTGTTGTGTAGAAAACTACGTCGCCCTCGGTTACAAAACTGATTTTTTTTGATTTTACTTCATAATCTTTACCATCAACTCCAATAATAGTTCCATTGGACGGAGCTTGGATAGGACTTTCAGTATCTATATCTTCCATAGAAGATAGAATAGAGTTCAACTTACTATCCCTCATTTCACTCTTATTAGTTTCATCAAACCTAAACTGCAATCTGTATATTACTTTTTTCATAGTTATCTTTTATGAGAATGTAACTTTGATATAATCAAGTTACAATCTTTTATATGTTTTGTATCTGGTGAAAGTTCTATCAAGTCTAACTTACCTTGAATAATACTTTCAAGTGTTGCTACTTTATACTTACCAACTTCTATATACGGAGTTTTATCACCGTCCTGAGCGACAATATCTATTTCATGTTTAAACATAAATCTATCAGGACCACCATATCCATCAGACCCCATATTAACTCCAGTCTTTATATCAACCATTATTCTACTTGTAGAATATTTGAAGTTAGATATGTTATTTTTACCACAAAATTTTAAGAAGGTTTCTCTATCTAAAATATAATCCCAATCTTTTGGAGTTCTACCAAGCAGAGGTTCTCCATTAAATCGATAAAATGATAAAGCAGTAGAACCGGTTAAAATACCACCCATCTCATTCAAGTCATCTATCAACCCCCAACCTTTATATAGGAAGGAAAAGGACCCCTTCCTAGGGGTCTTTAAAGTTATCTTATTCAATGAGTCTCCAACCATTTCTGATAGTTTGAAGTCTCGGAATTCTGATTTTGTTTCCGATAAAAATTCCTTTATTTCTAAATCGCTCATATTATTTTGTTAAGTCCTCTAACTTTTTATCCCTTTCTAACTGAACAGATGTATATCCGTTCCAGTCATCCCAAACATCTTTCTTTACTTTATCTATAGATTTTCTATACCCATGTATCTGTGATACCTTGATGTTTATACGATTCTTCATAGTCTCAATATCAGAATATTGAAAATAATCGACCCTCTTAACAAATAAACCTTTTACATCGTAAAGATAAACATAATGTTGACTATTCTTATAAACCAACTTTATAAAAAAACAACCCCATTCAGTGTGTATTTTTTTTACAGGTAAAAGGGAGAACCCAAAAATAGTATCGTCCATATTATCTGAATCGGTGTTGTTATAAATCTCAAGGAAATAAATAAGAAGTAGAGCCAAGTTTCCTATAAGGAACCACATTGATAAAAGGGATGTTAGTCCCAAAAACAGGGCAAATAACCCATAGAAATACCAAATCGATTTCATTTATACTAAGTTTAGTTCGTGAATACTCTTCCTTTGATATAGTGCAGCTATTGACTTAGCAATCAAACTAGCACAACTGATAACATTAAGCTTGTGACTTGGTGATACCTTTGTAGACTTATTATATGTTGACTCGATTGTATCCGATACAATCAGTTCCGATATTTTAGATGTACTCAGATTATCCAAAGCAGCACCACTCAATATACCATGTGTAGCTACACACCTAACAGATGCAGCACCACTAGAAATAAGAAGTTCGGTAGCTTTCTTCATAGTTCCCATTGTATCAGCCATATCATCTACCACGATAACATTCTTACCTGTAACATCTCCAACCAGTTCCATTGAGTGAACTTCATTTGGTTTAATACGTTTTTTATTAATCATAGCGAATGTAGCATCAGGGAAAGCTTTACAGAAGTCAGACGCTCTTTTAACCGCACCTTGGTCTGGAGCAACAATACAAAGGTTTTCTAGGTTAAGAGACCTAAAGTATTCAATGAATATCTTATTACCGTTCAAGTGGATAACTGGAATATTATAGAAACCTTGAATAGCTGAAGCATGTAGGTCAATAGTCATAACACGTGTTACACCAGCCTTTTCTAAGATATCAGCTAACATTTTAGAACCAATAGATGAACGTAGGTGGTCAGTTTTATCCTGACGAGAATAAGATTGGTAAGGAGCAACAAGAGTAAAAGATTTACATCCAGCTCTTTTAGCTGCGTCGATTACAAGAAGGGTCTCAACGATTGAGTCAGAAGAGTCGGTGCTATTGACGAAGAACACATCTTCGTCACGAACTGACTCACGAAAACATGGGAGTATTTCACCGTCAGAGAACTTTTCTATTTTAAGTGCCTTGAAACTTGATTCTGGAATATCAAATATTAAAGATAATTCCTTATGGATTTCAGAGGCTAATTTTGGATTGGAAGTACCAGAGTAGATTTTCATATAAATATTTTTAATCGATCAAATGATCTATTACTGCGTTTCTTTTATTTTGTAGGTTAGGTACATAACTCATACGTCTTGTCCTAAGGAAATGTTTGAACTTATTATTCGGTAACATCTTGTGATAGCTTCTCCAAGAGAAGACAAAACTGTATCGAGCTTTTATGGTTAAAGAATTCCACCATATTAAATCCGACCCATGAAGTTTATTCTCCACAGACTTATACATATTTAGAATCTTTCTACGGTGTCGTTCTCTTACGTTGAGAGTTTTCATATCACAAATTTACGAAATATTATTGAACTAAAAAATTAATTTTAAGGTCACGAGCCATTATAGTTGATAATATAAACACCCTATAGTTATTTGATATACCATCTTTAGTTACAACCACATCAATAATGGGAATACTTACTATTTCACCATTATTTTGGTATTGTTCTTGAGTCAAATGATACCCACTTATATCACCATTTTGTTTATATCTATCCAGTATTGGATAGAAGAATGAGAAATATCCTGGTGTTATAACCCCACCAATATTTTTAACCCTTTCATATTCTTTTTCACACTCAGTTCTAAGCTGTTTGAGTGTATCTGATAACATTCGTTCCCTCATTTGAATGTTATCAAATAACCTTTTTATTTCTGTATTCATTTTGTAAAAAAATTTTAATTCTTCTATATCATAGAAGAGTCTATACCCCAGTTGATCCGAATCCACCTTCCATTCTTTCACTAGTGGATAGTTCTTCAACCTCAACTAATTCTATCTGTGGATATGGGATTATAACCAATTGTCCTATTTTATCACCAACATTGTACTGTGGAAATATCTCTGGATTTTTAAAAGACAAAACTGGATTTTTAAATCTCAATTTAATCTCACCTCTATAACCTGAATCAATAACACCAACATGATTTGCTAATATGTGTACTGTTTTAGATATAGACGATCTTGCAAAAAGTAATCCAACATAACCCTCTGGTATCTCTACTGAAATACCAGTTCCAAACTCTATAAATAGTTTATCATCCACTTTAGATGTAGCGGTCAAATCCATACCAGCATCCCCTGGTTTGGAGTAACATGGCGTAACCGCCGATGGACTTAGTTTTTTAAATTTTACCTTCATAAATAAATATTTTTATTCTTATATTTAAGATTTAATATATAGTTTTTAGAATAATAACAAAAATAAAACTAACTATGGAAGTTAAAAAATTTTCCGACTTCAGAGAGGAATCAGTAAATGAGGAATTCCTAATGCCTGCTATTAAAGGAGCACTTGGTAAATTAGCTAATCTATTCGCTGGTCCCTTCAAGAACCTTATAGGGGATATTAAAAATATGTTTAATCCAGATGACCCAACATCCATTAAGAATATTATAATGACTGAATTTAATAAGGCAGTAGATGCTGCTCAAAAATCTATACCAACTTTAGCTGGTGAAAATGATGTTGATACTGTTATGGATACCATGGTTAATGACTTAGTAGCTTTTGGGATTGGATTAAATAAAGATGTTGAAGGAGCACTTGGTAAACAAAAAGCCCCTAAGTTTGATAAAGTTGCTCAGGCTGTATTATTAGGTAATAAAGAAGCTGACTGGTCAGGTATCATTGGATTGCTCGATCCAAATAAAGCAGCAGAGGGATTGAAAAAAATTGGTCAGCCAGCAGGTAGAAGGGTCGATAAGTGGAAATATTCTAATGTAATGTATAAGGAAGCTCTTAATAACGCCGCTAAAAATAATACAGCAGATCCTAAAAAAGCTAAAAAAGACGCAGCTATTAAGTTTATAGATGCAATGCAGAAAGAGGTTAAAACGATGTTAGATAAGGAACTCAGTAATGAGGAGATAGAAAAGATCTATAATCAAGGTGGACCTCAATATAAAGTAGGTGATATGGTAACATATCTTTTACAAGATAAGAAACCGGAGTGGGATAAGTTAGATGATAATGCCAAGAAAAACCTAACAGCGGAACCAGCAAAATCTTTAGTTGGAACTGGTAAGATAGAAAAGATAGAAGGTAATGAATATAGTATTGTATACGGTAATAATCTGAGAACAAAAAAAGCAGCTAATGAAATAGTAGGAAAGTCTGGTGGTGGAGAAGAATCTCAAAGTGCTACTAAGTTACATACTCTTTTAGCAGATATGAAAGGAGACGAGGAAAAAATGTCAGCTGTTCTTAAATTTTCAGAGTTTGTTAAAGACCCTAATAATAAAGCAAAGGCTGAAGAGTTAATCAAACAAATACCAGGAGGAGGAGCGTAACACATGTCATATAAAAAAGACTTATTAAAAATTTATAACAAGATTGATACAATAGTCAAAAGGGGACATACGTCCATTTATGATTACTATAGCTATATCGATGAGCTAATAGATAATGGTAAATATCAGATGTTTCAGGATGTACTACTTCAGTATTATAAAATTGACGTGCGTACATATAGACATGTTTCTGATTATAGAAAAATTAGTTTTGAACAAATCAGTGAACTCACTAACTCTTCTTTTCAAAAACAATTTAAAAAGGTATGTGACTCAACTGGAGTTTATCCTAACGGATTCCACTATTATGACTACTATACTAATGTATATTTAGGTGACATTAAAGAAGTAGAAATACCACATAGTACTATTATGTATAAAGACCCAGAGTTAACAAAGGTTCAGAAAGCAGTTGACAATGGTGAGATAAAAATAATAACTCTTGAGGTTACCGTTGGTTCAGCTAACGCCCTAGCTGAAGCCATACCACAATTTGAAACTAGAGAATCACAAGTAATAACCTATCCACAAGGATGTACCATACTTTATGGTACAGATTTATATAGATGTTTACAAACATATACTTGGGAAAAGGGTAACTTCATAACACCAACAAACCCATCATATTGGACTCAAGTAAGTTCACCAACTTATAGTTTTACTGTTATTAATGATGATACTATTCCACTTTTGGATAAATACAAGTTAGCAATAAATATAATAAAGACGAGTCAATAATTAATTCTGACCAGAAGTCAATTCTAAATAGTTATATAAAGCATCTTTGAAGTCAAAACACTTATGTATTTTGGCTTCTTCATTTGGACCTATATAAACTAAATAACCAACGTGTACATCTATACCTATTTCTTTAAGTATCAAAGCGTACATAGATATTTGAATAGAGTATTCAGTTAAATGACATTTATCATAATCTTGAAATGGTTCAAGTAACTTTTCACCATAACCATTATGAGTCTCAAATTTTTTATTTGTCTTCCAGTCTAAAATAACTATTTTATCCTTGTAAAGGAATATAGAGTCAATCATACCTGCAATATTCCACTTGGTAGAAAATACCCTTTGTTCAAACTTAACCGGAGTTAGTTTAAATAAATGGGTCGCATAAATATTATTGAACTTATTTATTCTGTCTATTATATCAACATCATTTGGTAATGGTTGATATATTTGGTTGTAGTAGTTTTCAATCCAGTTGTGTGTGGAAGTACCAATATGATTAGCCCTATCGTTAAGAACTTGCCATTGGCGAAGTATTTCAGTTTGTTCCACACCAGCTTCCTCAGCTTTCTTTTTAGACCAAAAGTCACTATCAAACTTTTCGTGGAATCTTGAGATGAATTGAGTGACCGATATAAAGTGTTGACCCTCATAAGTGTACTTATGTTTGACAGGATCAAACTGAAACTTAGGGTCATCGTATTTATTTAAAAGGTCAAGAACAGTATCTCGCATAACATATATATGCTAAATACTGTTCTTTGTTTATTTCTACCTTCTAGACCTTGATCTTAACCATGTTAAGAAACTATCGGAATTTAAATCTGAACTTGCGTATTCTCTTATCATATCAGACACACTATTCCTTCCAAACGACCAACCACCTTGAAGGTCTGCTAGTCTCTCTTCATTTATATTTGTATCACGAGACCTTTGTTCTCTTTCGGATAGAAGTCTTTTTGTCCTCTCAGCTTGCTCAGCAAGAATCCTTTCGTGTTCCTCAATCTGCTTATTAATCAGATCCATATCATTAAGAGATTCGTCCTTATATATCCAGTCTCTTAAAAGAGGATGTCTATAAGCGTCGTCTTCAAGAATATAAACATCAAGTATATTAGAATACTTTGCTCGACCTTCGAATACATGAAACCCACGACTAGGTATTTCGACCATTTCATGTGTATAGTGAAACAGATTAGTAGTTCCATCTTCTGTTAGATGTCGGTGGTTTTCATAGTAACCTTCCGAACCAGAAATAGTGATTATATCCTCAGAACCATTTTTATAGTTAAAAATAGTATTAGTATCACGACAAAGAAACTTAAACGTATCTAAGTAAGGATACCTATCATAGTCAGATATATTCAACTTAGCAGACAACCTCATTATTTCAAGGTCTTGGTTATTAGATACAAACTTCAAAGTGTTATTCCACTTTTGTTCCTTCTTATAGATGAACCCATTTGCATCAGCCCACTTTTTAAAATGGAAGACATAGTCTTCATCAGCAATCGTATATATACGATCCATCAGTTGGAATACCTTACCATTTGGGTCAGTAGTATTCATCCAAAGCAAAGCTCTACCTAATATATGGTCTGTGTTGTCAACCATAATAAGCATTTTTATTTGTTCTGGGTTATCAACATAAAGTTGAAACCAAGGTTGACATGACTTATGTTTCATACAAGAATTACCTAATGTAGAATCTTGTGTAACATATCTCTCATAATGATAATACTTACGAATGTCTTCACCTTCGACTATTTTGAAAGTAAAAGATGGTGATGACTGGACATTACGATAAAGAGTAGAGAACAACTCTACTTCCTTATCGGAGACATCCTTGAATATCTTCTTGATAAAAGAACCGGGTTTAGCAAATATACGTTTACTTGAATGCCATACATCCTCACCAGATTCAATCATTTGAGATGACCGTTCTGGGGTTAGATATGATATCTTAGTCTTATCCGAAGAGGACACGGATAAGTAGTTGACGTGATTATCAATAAGTACATCCAATGATAAACGAGACTTCAAAAGCATTCGAGCTATCTCTGAAGCTGGTTCCATTTGTAACAGAACATCATTAAGTTCCGGTGAAATATGTATATCAGAAGTTTTCCTTGTATATGGCATTCCTTGAAAGTTTTTACAAATATACGATAAATATTTTAATAAAACAACCTTTATAGATCTTTTTTGTAAACATAATCAAGTAACTCAAGTACCCTATTATTTGTTATCTCCTTGAATTTCGCCTTCTTAATCTGTGAGACTAGATCATTTCTAGATATAGTTTTCCTAGCAGTAGAAAGCTTCTTGATCCAATCCAATTCTGATTTACTAAACGGTATTGGTGGTCCATCATACTTAGGTATTTTTGTAGCCACCGGTGGTGGTGGTGGATTACCTGATTTCTTTTCCTTTGGAATAGACTTCTTGTTTATACTCACTTCGGGTATTTCAAACTCCGCTGATAGGTCTTTCATACCTAGAATCCTTCTTATTAAACTCATATTTTTATTTTTATTTTATTCTAAATGTATCTTGAATTGTTGTTGTTACAATACTATCCTTACCGTCATCAGAATGATATGAAAGCACTTTAACTACACCATGTCGGTGTAGTTTAGCTTTCTCCTCATCAACCTCATTACGATGCAACCTATATAATATAGCCCCGATAGTTAAAGCTATAAAAATAACTGAAAGAAAAAATCTTATCCTCATATAAGTTCAAGTAGTTGGTTTAGTTTTTCGTCACGAATAAAACACTGTGTAATCTTCAAAATCTTTTCAGTTTCCTTCTTAACTACATAAGAGTCCTGACGAGAAAATATCTGAATATAACAGTTAAATACCTTAAACGCTTCAATCGAAAAATCATTATGTTGATTCAGTTCCAACTTATCCGAAGGTGTCATTAAGACAGCAAGTTCCGACTTACTCAACCCACTAAGACGATCAGTTGCTGAGAAACGTATAGAGTTCTTAAACGCATCAAACTTCTGGTGATTTACTTTCAAATCCTTATCAACGATAATCTTCCTTATCTCCGATAACATTACACGTTCTCCAATCAAAGACTTAATAGAAGCAATCTGTTCATCAAATGTTTCAACATCTATTGTCTGTGATATTTCTTCAGCCATTTTAGTAACACCCTTCAAATGTTTCTTAGACAAGGACATATTACGAATAGAAGAAACTAAATAAGAGTTGTTATCCTCACGGAATAAACCCATATTCATATTAAGTCTACGAGACTTATCAGTAGAGTTAAGAATAAAGAAAGCTTTATGGAATTTTGTAACACCAATCTCAACACTATCAGAAAGAAGTGTTAGTTCCTGAGTACCACGTTTCATAACAAAACGGTAGTTGGTAATATTGAAGTTAGATTCAAGTTGTGTAATCTTAGATTTCAAGAAAGCCCGAATATCGAATATTTCATATAAACGAGATACGGTTGATGTGTTTATCACCGTATTAAAATATTTAGTAACGACTTGATCACCTACTTGAGAAATCTCAATAGCGTCAATCTTGTTAAAGAGTTCTGACTTGTTGTATTCGATAAAACCGTAACGTTTAATCATAGTTGATTATTTGTACAAATATACGACATTTTTCCTGATTTACAAACTGAATATATACTTATATGATTAAAACATTTATTCAGTTTAATGAAAGTAAGATAAATGAATTTGTATCATTTGATAA